CTGAAGAAGGGAGACAGCGGATGTGTTGTACTTCTTGATGAGGATGCTGCGACAACGATAACAATGCCAAAGGTGACTTCAGATATGCTCGGTTGCACATACCTTATCATTGAAACAGTTGCTAGTACTGCTGATAGAACCATTAATACAGCCTATAATAATGACTACTGGGTCGGTGGTGTTGCAAACCTCCCGACTGCTGCTGAGAACGGCGCAAAGGTTTTTGTCGCTGCAGGAAGCACAGATACACAGATCACATTTGATGATAACCTCGCAAACGGTGCTGGTGCTCTCGGTGCATGGGTTAGACTCACAGCCGTCCTAACTGGTAATACACAGGCTGGTGGTGGCGCAAAGCTGGTCTGGCTTGTTGAGGGAGTTATGGGAACTGCAGATGCCAACGGTGACGGTACAGCAATCTTTACCTGATGCCTTAGTCTAGTAATTCAATTATTAAAAGCACCTCTTTTTACAGGGGGTGCTTTTATAGCGTCTATGCCTTTTATGATCTTATGAATATTTAAATACAGGGGTAATTCATGGCATCTGGTGTAAGAAACCTAAGAAAAGATCATAGAGAAAAGCCAATAAAAAAGCGTGAAAAGAAAGAAACATCTTCTAAATTTTACGCCGATGAAGATATGATGGAAAATAACCTAGCTTTAGACGATAATAGCAAACAAGAGCATGACACAGGCTCACCCAAAAGGGAGATTGAAAGAAATATGACAAATACTAATGATGATTTTGACTTTGTAGCAGATTATGATGATGCTGTAGACAGTGGAGCGGAAACACTTCTTCCTGAAAATTCAGCACCTTCATCTCTTTCTGTAGGTTTCATAGGTGTCGGCGGCGGTGGCGGAAAGATGGCAAAGGCATTTATTGATATGGGATTCACACAGACACTTGTGGTAAATACTACAGATAAAGATCAGCCAACAGGCCTGGATCCAGACCACTTTCTTTTAATTCCGGGTGCAGACGGTGTGGGAAAGAATGTTGAGCTAGGTCGACAAATTCTATCTAACAATAGTGCACTTGTTGAAGATCATCTTCGTTCCAGGGTCGGAAGAGTTGACTGGCTATTTGTTCTTGCAGGCGGCGGCGGGGGAACAGGAAGCTCATGTCATTCACTAGATTCAGCTCTCCAAAGATATCTTAAGTCAGTTTCTGCATCAGGAAATGTTGTCTATGTCGTGACCTCTCCTACAGCTCAGGAGCTATTGAATCCCACCATTAAGAAGAACTATGAGGCACTGCTCTCGGATGTCTCTGGATCAGTGCATGTAGTCATAGACAATGAACGACAGCTTCAGCTCTTAAGGGGTAAGGTCGGAATGCTAGGTCTCTATCCAACAGCTAACAAGAATTTTGCCAAGCTTATTGCACAAGTTCTGAAGCTATCGTCTGAGTCATCCCCGATTCAGACATTTGACTCCAAAGATCTCGAGGCATGTCTCTCAACAAGCGGAAGGCTTTTTCTCGGAACTACAGTGGTTAAAGATCCAAGTGATTCAAATCTAGGGTCTATGATTTATCAAAATTGTATGACAAAGTCTCCCTGTCCATCTCCAAGCGGTAAGATAAAGACGGGTGTTCTTTTGCTTGTTGTAACAGAAGCTATGGCATCTGATCCATCCATTAGTACACAGCTTGAGGCAGCAATTTCATATGTCGGCGGAAGAACCGACGCACTATTCTCAGGTGTCTATGTTAGAGAGGGCCTGCCGGGACTTGTTGCTATTTCAGCATTGGGCGGAATTGAGTAAAAAATAAGAAATCTTTTAGAATCTCTTATTCAAATATGCTGAAGACATCCTAGTAGTGAGCTAGATTAGCGTTTTTCATTGTTGATTCTCCTGTTTGAGTCCATACTTATGGATAGTTGAACCGTTATCTGGAGTGTCAATGACAACCTTTGCTAATACAACCTCTCCCACACCTTTTGGCTTCTTTGATGCCGATACAGATTTTCAGGCAGAGGCAGATAATGTTGTCACTTTTGTTAAGAGAAAGATGGGTGATGACATTCTGTCTGTTGAGTTAACAAAAAAGCAGATTTGGGCAAATCTTGAAGAGTCTTGTCTAGAATACGGCTCTATTCTGAATCAATATCAAGCAAAATCACAATTGATACAATTTTTAGGAATGCCTACAACTGGATCTGATGGACATATGTCCGGATCAGAGGGAAAGTATCCCAGAGAAAATCTTGAATATTTGATTAGATTCGCTGAGCCCTATGCGATGGAGGCAGGTGTCGGTGGATCATATGAAATGTTTTCTGGATCAATCCAGCTAGAAAAAGGAAGGCAGGATTATGACATATATTCAGAGCTCAAAGACTTTAATGACAATGTCATGTTTACATCTTCATCAAATGCAGCGCCAAGGACAAAGATCAAGATTAGTGAGGTATTTCACTTTGGCCCAGAGGCTGCGTATAGATTCTTTGACACAACAAGCGCAATAAATTATTTGAATAATGAATTTTCATTTGAATCATTTACTCCTGAGACAATATTTTATGTCCTTCCAGTCTTTGAAGATATTCTTAGAGCAGGTCAGCTTGATTTATCAAATAGAGTTCGTAGATCAAATTATTCTTACAAGGTTGTAGGCAAACACATTAGAATATATCCAACACCAACTAGCGCTAATCCTAAAAGCCTATTCCTTAGAGTCATGTATCATCCTGATCCACTTAATCCAGCATATCATGATGAGACAATCGGGGGTGTTAGTAATCTTTCCAACATTCCATTTGGAAATTTAAACTATAATAAAATTAACAGCATCGGAAGGCAGTGGATTAGACAATATTCTCTGGCACTGTCAAGAGAGCAATTGGGGTTGATCAGGTCAAAATTTGGAAATATTCCAGTTCCCGGAGCAGATGTAACACTAAATGGAGGTGATTTAGTTACACAGGGAAGGTCAGATAGGGACACTTTAGTTACACAGCTTAAGGAAATGCTTGATACGCTGACTTATGATAAAATCATGGAAACTGCTTCTGCACGAGCAGAATCTATTCAAAAGCAACTTAGATTTTCACCCATGCCAAATGGGTGGTCAATTTTTATGGGGTGATTCATGGCACGACTTTTTATCACACCAAGGGAGATAGACTTTATAAATGACACTGCAAAGGAGCTTGTTAAAGATGTCATTGGTCAAAAAATTTATTACTTCCAGATATCAGAAATAAAGACAAATGTTCACGATGTCTATGAGGAGGCACCTGAGAAAATTTTTGAAACTCCAATCGCAATAGACGCTTTAGTGAAGTATGAGCCTCAAGCAATTAAGACAGATAGATTTGGAAGTGAAGAATACTATACTATTGAAGCCTATATTCAAAAAAGAGATCTTATAGAAAAGGGAATAAAAATTCTCGAAGGTGATTTTTTTAGCTACGGTACAGTATTTTTTGAAGTCGTTACAGCACCGGATTCCAAGGATATTTTCGGAGAAATTGAATACAAGAGCTTTATTACTGTTAGGGGAAAACAGTCAAGAGCAGGTCAGTTTGTTACAAGGGTGTTTGGTCCAACTTCAGAGGAATATACAGATTCAGATTCAGTACAGGAGACATTTGTTCAGCAGAGAGGATTTAAGGAAAATCGTCTCGGTGAAACAGAAGATAGAAGAAATCTTAGGCAAAAGGGCATTCTAACAGAGCCCATATCAAGACCTAGGGAGGTTTCTAGAAGAGGGATTCCTGGAAAGAGTGGGTCTAGTTTTTATGATGATGAATAGGGGTATGATATATGTCTGAAGGAATTCCGCCAAAATTTGAGGATACAAGTATACCAGAAGATTTTCATATTCCATCATGCGGAATTGAAGATATAGACAGGGCACTTTTTCACTTATTTGATAGAAGGCTTAATTTTTCAATTGATGTCGACGGAGAGTCTAAAAAAGTTCCCGTTGTCTTTGCAGCAGGTGAGAGATTCGCTTTGACAAGACGATCTGCAAACTTTAGAGATGTTAATAATGCTCTCATTCTTCCGATAATCTCTATTGAAAGGGGAACAATAGACTATTCTCCGGGACTGGGCACGTATGGGACACCAATAGCAACAAGGGATCAGATTTCTTATGTAGTTAAAAGAAGACTGAGTGAGAAAGATAGGGATTATCAAAACATAATAAACAAAAAGAGATTAAAGAATCAATCAAATGTTGCAACCAGGGGTCATTTTGGAAATACTACAGAATTTCCTGGACTTTACGCAAAGCCTGGAACGATAGCATCTAGAAGAAACACAACAAATCTTTCATTTTTAGATTCACCTCCTGATAGCATGCTTAGGCCATCAATTGGTAATAATATTTTTGAGATAATAACTGTCCCATATCCAGAATTTATTTTAATTGAGTATAACGTGACATTCTGGACACAGTATATGCAAAACATGAACAAGCTATTAGAATCCATGCTTATTCAGTTCGATGGACAGGAAAAAGCCTTTCAGATAGTGACAAGGGAGGGCTACGAGCTAGTTGCATATTTTCAGGGACAATTTTCAGCAGAAACTAACTTTAGTGACTATACAGATAGTGAGAGAGTTATAAAGTATAATTTTAATATTAAGGTTCCGGGATTTATCATAGCGCCAGATTCTGATGATGGTCTTCCATCACCATATAAGCGGTATCTGTCTGCACCGCAGATTGAATTTGGTATAAATCAAGTTAGCACACAGGTCTCATCAATTACTTCAAAGGGGCCAGCTAAAAATAATGTTAATAATTTTATATTAAGTGATACTCAAGAGCTAAATGCGTCAGGAAGAGAGCCTACTCAAAGAGGAAGAGACAGCGTTAGGCTTCTAGAGACAATAGCTGACCCGTTTACTGGAAAGGAGAAGAAAAGATTTGTCAAGGTATTGACAAGAAATCAGAGAGCAGGTGAGACAGTAGCTAGTTCAAGAATAGTAGTTAAACTTGAAACTACAGATGACACAGGTGAAGACGAATGTTGATAAGATCTTTATAAGACATTTGATGTCCAGTTCAATAGTTATATGTGTGTAGACTGATTTATAGGAGAATGATCTATGGCCGAGCAGACCTTCAGATCGCCAGGATTCTTTGAAAAAGAGATAGACCTATCGGGGAGAGTCCAGGAAGTTGCAGGAACACCTGCAGGTATCATTGGGACATCAGAATTTGGTCCAGCATTTATTCCAGTAACAATTGGATCATTTATAGACTTTAAGGAGAAATTTGGTGATTTAGATTCTACTAAGTTTGGACCCTATGCTGTAAATGAATTTCTTAAGAATAGAACTGCTGTAACATTTATGAGAGTCCTTGGTGCAGGTGCAAATACAAGCACAACAGACATTCAAAAAACAATAGCCCACGGAACTGTTACAAATGCAGGATTTAGGGTAATTGGATCTGTATCAACTCAACCCCAGGGTCCCAATGTTGGACATCAGGGTTCTGTTCAATTCTTAACAGCAAAGCATACAATTCAGACGAATGAAACTCAAGGCTATCCAGTATTTACTGACAATGATAGCTTTGCCATTGAGACAGGCGGTGATGTTCATCTCGTCAGAGGAATGATCTTTACTTCAACAGGAAGTAGGGTACAGGTTCTATCTTATTGGGAGAACTATCCCGTCACAGCATCTGCCAAGGATGTTGCAGGAATGGGATATGATGTCAATAACTCACTAGTATACAAAAAGTTTAAGGTAGTAATTTCAAGTTCTGCAGGATCATCATTTGCAAATGATGAAAATAAGGCAGGAATTAGAATTTTAACTGCATCTCTTAATCCAACAAATGATGATTATATTTCTAAGATTCTAAACACAGATCCTGAGAGATTTCAAGAAGAGCAGCATCTTCTCTATGCCGATTTTTCTGTCGAGGATGAGGTTGCAACTGCAACAAACTGGGTTGGAATAGTTTCAGGATCAGCTTCAACCTCTGATGGATCGGGAGATACATCTCTGACATACAGAGACATGTATGGAAGATTTGATACTAGATATAGCTCATCTAGAACAACATACTTTACATCTCAAAAGTACGGAGAAAACTCTTATAACCTCTTTTACTTTGAAACACTTGACGATGGTGCAAACACTGCTGATAAGTATAAGGTATCAATTGCAGACCTTAGAAAATCAACAGATCCAAAGTCTGAGTACGGATCTTTTACAGTTCAAATTAGAAGGTTTGGTGACTCTGATGTTTCACCTCAAATAGTAGAACAATATCCGCTATGTACACTTGATCCAACAGATGAAAACTTTGTTGCTAGAAAGGTTGGAGACCTAAGTGTTAAGTACAATTTTGATGCTCTAAGCGAAGATGAAAGAAGGTACATAGTCAAGGGAGACTATCCAAATGTTTCAAGGGCAGTTAGAATAGTCTTAAGCGATGATATTAAGAATGGAAATGTTCCTGCAAGTGCAATGCCGTTTGGATTTAGGGGACTACCTGTTCTGAAGACAAATAACTGGCTTGCAGACAGTCTAACAGATGCTGCATTAAGACGACCCATTAAGGATGTCCTAAATGGTGGCTCAAGCGGTGTTAGACTGGCATTCTGTTCAGGAAGTGGACCCGGGGTTAAGCATAATGAGCCGACAGCACTTACTGGGTCTATAGTCCCACCTGTCCCACTAAGGTTTAAGGTTACACAGGGAACAACTGCTAAGTCTGGATATCCAGGAAAGCCCGGCACAAACGAGAGAGTTAGCACTAAATTTTACTGGGGAATAAGAACGAGCAGAATTCCAAGAACAGGATCAATGGGAGACGCCATTCTCAATGCAAATGCTTCAGGTGAAATAAATGAGCTCGTAAGATCGTACACTAGATTTTTAGGAATAAAAAAGCTTGACGCACTTGTAACAGGTTCGGGAGCTGATATTTTTTGCAATAATGAATTTTCGCTTAACAAGGTTGCGCTAAGCACAACGTTGAATAAGGCGGGATCTGTTAGAAATGTCTATGATACAATTCATGCAGACCTTACAGGAACAGCCGGGGAGCACATGCTGGAATCAGCATATATTAGAAATGGTCGACCAGAGCCTGGACTAAGCTATGCCATTAATCAGCGAGGAGCTACTGTTGATAATAGACTGACTCTTGGCACACTGCTCAACCTAACGTCATCTACGTACTTCAATAGATTTACTCAGTATGCTAAATTTACGAACATAATGTACGGAGGGTACGACGGAACAAACATTCTAGATCCAGATATGGGAAGGATGAATGACAGAGCAAGCTCTTCAGATACAAGAGGAAAGGCAAGTAGGCAATATCCTGCTGCAAATACAGATCTTGATATAGGGCTTGCTGCAACATCTTATGTCGGAGCAGGCAAGCACAATAACACTGTAGCATCCTATAGATCTGCAATTGATATTATGACAGATCCGATGGTTACAAGAATTAATATTCTTGCAGTTCCAGGAATAAGAGACAGCTTTGTAACAGATAGAGCAGCTGATAGAACTAGAGAATATAGTCAGGCTATCTACCTAATGGATATTCCAAGCTATACAGATGGTGATGTTAGAATTTTTGACAGTGATGATCTTAGACCAAATGTTGGAAAGACAAGAGCTAAGATGGACTCTAGGGCTATAGATAACAACTATTCGGCAACCTACTTCCCAGATATAAGCATGGTAGATGATAGAAACGGAAATCCCGTAAAAGTCCCAGCATCAATTGCTGCACTATCTGCTCTTGGATTTAATGATTCTGTTGCCTATCCGTGGTTTGCACCTGCCGGATTTAACAGAGCAGCTCTTTCAAACGTTGTCAATGTTGCTACACGGCTTAATAGTGAAGATAGGGATAACCTTTATGACTCTAGGATTAATCCAATAGCATCATTTCCCCAGGCGGGATTTGTTATATTTGGACAGAAGACGCTTCAGCAGGCAAGATCTGCTCTAGATAGAGTGAATGTTAGAAGAATGCTTCTTGAGGTTAAGCGGCTTGTATCAGACGTTGCAAAGAAACTTGTATTTGAGCAAAATACTCCTGGAACTAGAGCTAAGTTTATATCACAGGTTGCCCCGCTATTAGCAACAATACAGAGCCAGCAAGGAATAGATCAGTTTAGGGTCATTATGGATGATTCAAATAACACTACAGAGGATATTGAGTCTAATAGGCTAAACGGAAGAATAGTGCTGGTTCCAACTAGAGCGGTTGAGTTTATTGCTATTGATTTCATTATTACTAATTCAGGTGTAAGTTTTGAGTGATCTATATTTAATGACAAGAGATTTTAGAGAGGTTTGGAATGGCTGAATTGACATTCAAAAGTGCAGGCGTTAGCACAAGGGAAATTGATCTTTCAACACCCAGTGTTGCTGGTCCGTCGGGAATTCCAGCTGGAGTTATTGGAACTTCCAATCTTGGGCCCGCATTTGTCCCGGTAACAGTTGCCAATTTTTCAGAATTTATATCTACATTTGGTGCTACAGATGGGGAAAAATTTGGCCCACTTGCTGTCAATGAGTGGCTAAAAAATGCTCAATCTCTCACGTATGTGAGAGTGCTTGGGGTCGGTGACGGAAAGAAGAGAAACAGTTCTTCAGGAAATGTAACAAATGCTGGGTTTGTCGTTGGAGCAAGACAGGTTCAGGCAAATGGCTTAATTGGACATAATCCGTACTGTAACACAGGTCAGCATGGAAACACATATTTCCTTGGATGCTATATGTCTCAATCAGCTGGATCTAGTATATTCACTGATGCTGGGATACCGACGCCTGAAGTGACTGTCAACTTCTCTAGCGCAGATCAGGACATGCAAGCCTGGCAGGGAGTTCCGATTCTTAGAGGAGTTGTGATGGCACCTTCTGGTGTTATTCTTACTCTTTCTTCTAGTACAATCACCGCCGGTGTGGGATCTGGTCCCGCAGCTACTGCCAATGCAATTCAGACTGCAGCTGGTGTCAGAGATGCAAGCATCAAGGGATCTACAACAGGAAGCATGGTAATGTCTTCCCAGGATTTTGTTATATTCCTAAACGGTCTAAAGGGATTGGGAGCTGACCCTAGGGTCATAACAGCATCGATGGATGTGAACTCACCGACATATATTTCTAGAGTTCTTAATACAGACCCAACACAGATTGAAAAGAAGGGTCATTTACTATACACACATTATGATATCCATACAGCAATTGCAGTTCCCACAGGATCTGGAATTTTAACTGGAACTCGACTTGATACAAATACTGAAGAAATTGTATTTTTAACTACGGGTGCAATGTCTCATCCTTCACAGGATGGAGGAAACGCAACAACACCAGATTTCGAGAACTGGCAAAATAGGTTTACAGCAGCAAAATCTCCGTTTGTTATTTCTCAAAACTTTGGTGGAAAGCCATATAACTTATTTAGAGTTGAATCACTTTCAGATGGTGATTCTGTAAGCACTAATGTCAAGGTTTCTATTGAAAATCTTGCTAAGTCAAATTCTGACACAAATACATTCGGAAAATTTGACCTTGTGATTAGAGACTTCTTTGATACAGATGAAGAGAGGGTTGTTCTTGAGTCATTTAGAGGACTCAGTATAGATAGAGAGTCTGATAGATATTTTGCAAGAGTTATCGGTGACCAGAAGGCATATTTTGACTTTGATCAAGCTTCTGACTCTCAAAAGCTAGTAGTAGATGGAGACTTTGTAAATCAGTCCAGATATATTAGAGTCAAGGTTAGTGATACACAGAGATCAGGAGAAGTTCCAGACAATGCACTTCCAATGGGATTTAGAGGATTTAGGCATCTGATGACCTCTGGAACATCTCCTCTTACGAACTTAGAGCTAGAAAATGCAGCAGCTGGACCAAGCGGAATGCTTCTAACGGGATCATGGAATGTTCTTAAGAAAGTTCAGGAGCCCCCAGTTCCATTTAGAGAGCACCTTAACTTTGGAACAGGCAATAAGAAGAGAACATCATCTCAGCTTTACTGGGGTGTTCAGTCTACTAGAAAGACAGATGCAGATGAGCCGAATAAACCAGATTTATTCGACATGACTTTAGCAAATTTTGCAAAATACTTCCCAGACTTTTCACTGGATATGCAAAAATTCTCCGTCGGTGAGAATCAGGGTACTGCTGATACTGCTGCAAACGGTATTATAGACGCTGATAGATTTAACAATAACATGTTTACACTTGAAAGAATTCAAGTCAGAACTGGATCTGACACATACGCAGATCCAAAAGAATGGGTAAGCTCATCGTATAAACGAAGGGGATCAATATCTGTAGACAGAGATCTTAAGACCAGGGCGTTTAGTGCCGATGATCTTGGTGTTGTTGGAAATAGAACTTATGCAAAATTCACATTCTTCCTCCAGGGCGGATTCGATGGTACAAATATCTTCAATAAAGATAGATACAATCTTACCGATAGCGCTGCTAAGAGAGAAATGGATGATTCAAATCAAGGCGGAAAGGAAGGAAATACAGTTGCATCATTTAGAAAGGCAGTCGACATCATGGGTAATAGATCAGATGTTGACATCAAGCTTCTCTCAATTCCTGGAATGAGAGATGAGGCAATTACAGACTATGCGCTAGATGCAGTTGAGAATAGATTTGACTCTCTCTACATTATGGACATTGAAGAAAAGGATGTTCTAAATAATGTCGTAACATCATCAGCCCAGGATATAAGCGTAAGCGATACAGTTACAACATTTAAGAATCGTGCACTAGATTCATCATTTGGTGCTGCATACTTCCCAGATGTTGTGATCCAGGATCCGATTAAAAGAACGAATGTTAGATGTCCACCATCAGTTGGTGTTCTAGGAGCTTTCGCGCTTAACGACACAATAGGTCATCCATGGTTCGCACCTGCAGGATTCTCAAGAGGCGCACTATCCTCAGTGATTCAGGCTTCTGTTGATCTCAATAGGGCAAATCTTGATAACCTATATGATGCAGACATTAATCCAATTACAGATTTTCCAGGAACTGGAGTGGTAGTATGGGGTCAAAAGACGCTTCTATCAGCTGCTTCAGCACTAGATAGAGTTAATGTAAGAAGACTCCTGATAGACATCAGGCGCAAGGTTAGAGCAATTGCAAATACGCTTCTATTTGAACCAAATAGAGAATCAACTTTAGAGAAATTCTCTAGCCTAGTAAATCCAATCTTGCAAAAGATTCAGGAGCAAAGCGGTTTAGATCGCTATAAGGTTATAATCGACACAACCACAACCACACAGGCAGATATAGACAATAATATAATCAGAGGAAAGATCTTTGTTCAGCCAACAAGAACAGCAGAATTCATTGCTCTAGACTTTGTCGTCACAAATGCTGGTGCGGAAGTTTAGAAAAACAAAATTCAAGAATACTTAGAACATAGGATCCTTCAGGAGAATTAAAAAAATGGCAGAAACACTTTCAGTTAATGACTTGCTTCCTAATAAGTTTGAACCCAAGAGAAAATTTAGATGGGTTTTTGCTATAGAGGGAATCGATGCTTTCTTAATTAAAACGGCAGCAAGACCAGGCTTCTCATTTGCAGAGACACAGGTTAAGTTCATAAACTCTATCAGATACCTAGCTGGTAGAATGACATTTGATGAGATTAGCGTTTCACTACATGATCCAATCGCACCATCAGGTGCTCAACAGGTAATGGAGTGGATTAGAACACACTATGAGTCAGTCTCAGGAAGAGCAGGATACGCTGATTTTTACAAGAGAGATTGTCAGCTTAAGCTTCTAGATCCTGTTGGAACAGTCGTTGAGCTTTGGGACCTCAAGGGATGCTGGTTAAAGTCTGCCAAGTATGGTGATCTAGCATACGATGATGAGGGAACAATATTAGAAGTTGCCCTATCGATGAGATTTGACAACTGCGTTCTTCAGTACTGATTGCAAGAGAGAATCACTTGTGAAAGGCCCACAATGTGGGCCTTATCTATTTACTATGAACGCATATTTGTTTAAATTTATCCATAGTGGGAGATAACTGTGTCAAGACAGGATAGAAATAAGATATTTATGGAGGGAGGGTCAGAACCTGGAATTCCAACAAGAAACATTCTTGAGGATGATTTTGGCTGGCAAGTTCCGGTTGAAGCTGTTCCTCTTCCGTCTGAGGGTAAGATTTATCCACCAGATAGCAATATGCATGGAAAGCAGACTGTCAACATCAAGGCAATGACAGCAAAAGAGGAGGATATTCTATCCTCTAGGGCACTGATAGCCAACGGAACTGTGATACTTGAGTTAATCAATTCTTCAATAATGGATTCAGATGTTAACCCAAATGATCTTCTATCTGGTGATAGAAACGCACTAATGATAGCAATTAGGATAACAGGATACGGTCCAGAATATCCTGTAAATATGACATGTCCAGGATGCAGAAAGACTGATAAGCATGTATTTAATCTTGCTGACTTACCGATTAAGCGTCTGACAATAGACCCTGTCACACCTGGTGACAACTGTTTTGAATATAAGCTTCCTGTTACAAAAAAGACTGTTCACTTTAAGTTCCTAACTGGAAGAGATAATGACATGATTGAGGCTGAGGCAAGTAAGATGGCAAAGCTTTTTCCTGATGACTATGTCGGAAGCTCTGTGACAAGACGGTTAAGATTTAGTGTGGTTTCAATTGACGGAATTACTGATAGAAATAAGATTGCTAAGTTCGTAGAAAACATGCCCGCGATGGACTCCAGCAAATTGAGATCTTACATCAAGAACAATGAGCCAGGAATTGAGATGTCTGGCAATCTAAACTGTAACTCTTGCGGCCGTGTCTCGGAGGTGAGCCTTCCCTTGGGCGCAAGCTTTTTTTGGCCTAGGGTCTAGCTATAGAGCTTCAGTTCTTGAAGAGGCATATATTCTGATTAAGCACCTTGGAATGGGCTACGAAGAGTGTCGAAGGATGCCTGTCAGATATAGAAAGTGGTTTGTTGATAAGCTCGTAGATGATGCCAAGCAGCGGAAGGCTTCTAGAGAGAAAAATATGATCACAGAGGACACAGGTCCGACTGTAAACCTAATGGGTTCAGATAAGAGAAGTTTCAAGTGATGTTTTCCGGATCTGAATACTTATAGCTTAAGGGATCATAGATGACTACTAGAGAAGAAAACTTACAGAGCCTTCGAGCTGAGCAAGAAGCTGTACGACAACTCGAAGCCGACTACAAAAAGCTCAATAAAGAAGAGAAAGCAGGCGAAAAGGGTGCTGAGATCCAAGCCCAGATCAGAGAAACTACAGCCAGAATTAGAGAGCTTCAAAGCGCAACAGATGATGCCACAAATTCCATGGAGACTCTTGGCACTGTCGGTGCAGCATCACTTAGTGGAATCATTGATAGTCTAAGCAAGACAGGTGCAGAGGCTAAAGAGGGAATCGACGCTTACTATAAGAATCTGACAACTCTCTTCGGCGATAAGAAGAATTTATTTGTTGAGCTTCTCAATTCACTAGGTGCAGATTACTCACAGTCAATGGATCAGTTTACAACTGATTCAGAAAACTTCGCATACCGTGTCGGTGGAACCATCAATGAGATGTACGAGAGGTTCTACACTACAGACCTTCCATTGTACTTCGGGTCTATGGAGGAGTTTGCAGCGTTTGGTGAGGAGATCTACTATTCAGTAGGATCTGGATATGCAGCTATGGCCAGCATGGGAGATGATGCAGCTCGTCAAATAGAGACATCAGCTCTAATGGCAAAGGGTCTTGGATTCACAGCAACTGAGATGATGGACGCCATGGATGCTCAGTTCAGTGCGTCTGGTGAGTTCAGCAATGGGATTCTTCGTGAGATAACAACATACTCAAACGCAATCTCTGCGGTCACAGGTGACTCCAACAAGGTCATTGCAAAGGGAATTCTTGAGATTAGAACAAATTTTGAGACCTTTGCAAATGTATCTGTTGAGACAGCTGCTGAGACTATTGGTGGTCTTAGATCTATCGGCCTAGAGGTCAAGGATCTTCAGGCTGTTACTAATAAATTTCTAAACTTTGACCAGGGTGCTGAGTCACTTGCAAACTTAAATACAGTCTTTGGAATGCAGCTAGACACTATGTCCATGATGGAGGCAGCATCACAAGATCCGTTTGACGCTATGATGATGCTGCGAGATGCATTCATTGAGACAGGCGGCGACTTTGAGAACCTGACTCAACAGCAGAAGAACCTTCTCGCACAGCAGGCTAACCTAGACGTTGAGGCTGCAGCCAGACTATTTGATCCAGATCGTGCTGTTGCCGACATGGCAGACCTCACAGCTGCGACTGAGGCACAGGCTGAAGAGGGTGTCCTCACGACAGAGGAATCTCTTGCGTCTCTTGCAGAGTCAATTACAAAGGTTTCAGAGCTAGGTGATAGCTTTTCAAATGAAGTATTCAATAGAATGGCAATGAGAGACCTTCACGAGCTGTCAAACTCTTCTCTTGTCGCTGAAGCATCTATGACCAGGTTCGCTCGGACAGCTGGAACTAAAGTCCCAGAAGCAGTTGCAGGAATGCTTCCAGAGGAGATGGGAAGACAGCTAATTGAAACTGTTGGACAGGCCAAGTCTGCTGTTATCACTGGTGTTGAAAGTACAGTGGAAAGTGTTGGTGGCATGTTTGGAGATGCAGGAAGAGATATTCCTGGAAATCTTCTTGCGGGTATTAACGATTCACCTAAAGACCTTTGGTTTGGAATCGCAAAAAGAATTGGTGAAAGAATACCAGAGGTGGGAATAGGCACAGCTGTGGCGGGAGAGGGTGTAAATGTCCGACCTGGTGGAGACGTATACGTCCCGTCTGACGGAGATCCCATAATTCTTGCTGATGGTGACACAGCTTTTATCGCGCAGCAAGGTGGTCCAATCACAGGTGGGCTTCAAGAGCTTGGGGATTCTGTGACTGAGAATATTCAAACTCATGTTACAGATGTGTACCAGCAGCACCGGACAGAGGCGACACCCGAGATACTCAATGAGGGCTTCAGCGCTGTTGTAGAGAGATTTAGACAGATTAGCTCTCAGGAGATTGATGAAACATCAGCAAGGGCATCAAGTGACATCAGAGAAGCTATATCAGCCCTTAGAGACACAGTTCAGAGGATGTCTACAGCAGGGGGAAATCAAGCTGAAAGGCCCATAAATATGAATCTAACTGTCAAACTTGGTGATTCTGACATTACAGAGATAAAGAACCAGCTTATTAATGCACCAGATGTCGGAGGTGTTGACTTTGTGAGAGAGGTGATATCGTGAGTGATATTCTTTTAGAATTTGAAAGAGACAAAGAGATGCAGAGCTTGCTCGAAGAGCTTACAGATGAACAGAAGGATCAGCTACTTTCTGAAATGAAGTCAATTATTGAAAATTTCAATAGATCACTTAATGCAATTCAATCAAGTCTTAAAGATGAGGAATCTGTCATAGAGTTTGTTGACAATCTTGGGAAAGCAATAAGTATGAGTAATCTAGAAGAGAATGTTGGAACAGAGGTAATAGAGTGGCCAGAGAAACTTTAAGAGATTTTTTAACTTCTATCGGAAGCGGAGCCGATTCTGTATCTTACGTCGTGAGAGATGACAACGGCGACGGATCTGTAAGCAGAGGAGATGATCTTGGGATTGACCCGAATACAGGTAAGGAGCTAGTTGATCTAAGTTCTGCTGATGCTGGCCTACTTGGTGACTATCTTAGTTTCATTCAGGAAAATTCAGACGTCGTATTTAATGTTAGCCCAGGCAATTCTCAGGCTGCTCCCACAAACAGGGGAGACTCTTTACCTCCTGCTGAAAATCAAGGAGCAAATAGGGTATTTGTTGAGTCAACAGGGGGTGATCAGTCATCAATGTCACTTTCACAATATTCAAATAGTGGAAAATTTGATCAAGAAAGTGTTACACTTGCTGAGATAGTAGACAAAACTTCAGGTGAAGACGGTCACACACTACTTCACGATGTTGGTGGAAAGCCAATAGATACTCATGGAAAGCTCCATGTTGCTGTAGACCCGTCTATGGCAAATATTGACCCTCTTATTAGGTCATCTGTAAATATTCTTAGAGAAAATAATAGGTTTTCACCTGCAGCAAGAGTAGAGGGTGATGCATTTGTTGAAAGGGGAAAGGAGTCAGATGATTTCAATTCTGAACCCACACTTACAACCCAGAGAAAGTTTGGAAGATATGATGGAACTGAGACAATTAGCCTTGAGTCGCTTGAAGAGATTGGTGAGTCACTCTTAAAAACCTCTGCAGGTATCATTGATAGTGAAAAATATCCAGAGAAAGATCTAACAAGTACAGTTCCAACTAATAAAAAAGATCCAGAAGATCTTAGGGCTAGAGACGCTGAAGGTTTTCCAGTAATGAACTCTGGAGATTCAGTTAGATCTGGTAGGGGATCATTCTTATCGGGAGCTCCGACTGAAAATTCTACTTCATTTGGATCTATGACCGGAGAAGGTACATTCTCTTTTGACCCTGGATCTAAAAAGTATCTTAGGGCAAGAGCTGTTGCAGCGATAAAGACAGCACTTCTTGCAATAGACACATTTAAAAATATTGCTCTTGAAAGCTCTGCAAAAATAAATTCTAAAGTTGAGTCACCAAGATCTCCTATGCTGTCAGGAGAGCACAGAAGCTACATTCAGTACAAGATGTCAGTGATCATGAATTCAGTTCTTGTTCCAACAGAGGGATCTTATCAGAGGTGTGTTAATGAGGGAGCAAAGTTTATGCTCGGCCTTACAAAAAACTTATCTCAGATAGAGAGTAGAAATCAGATAGAAGGAATTGGAAAGAATGCTCAGATAGTTAAAGATTCACCCGGATTTAGTCTTGCTCTTGCAAGATCAATTCTCTTGTCTGTGGATAGTCTTAATAAGCTTATGGCGGATCTTGCTGAATCATATGATTCTGATAGTGATGCTCAATCAATTGTTATGAAGCTTGGGAAGACTCGTGTGATAGGAATTCTTAATTCTCTTGCAATTGTTGGAGACATTAAGAGAAAGATAGATATTTCGAATTCAAAAGCATTTGGCCTACCTAGTGGGAAAAATCCCTGGTCTGTAGATGATCTACCAGATGGACCTACTACAAGAGTTTCAAAGAGTAGAACATCAGATGGTCACAATGTTTCTGCTTTGTCAATGAGAACATCTGCAACACCTTCATCCTTTGTTCTTCCTGTCGGCGTCATTAGGGCATCAACTAGAATGGGAATGGGAACTACAGACACAAACCCAACTAGAATTCTATCCTCACCTTCTGGAAAGAAAGTCTATACAGGTAGGGACATAGAGGGTGGAAAAAGAATACCATCTGCTGTTGTTCACAGGATGGAAGATCTTTTAGATGCAGAATACGTTCCATTTTACTTTCACGATATCAGGACGAATGAGATTACTTCTTTTCACGCTTTCTTAGAGACACTCCAAGACGGATTTACGGCAAATTTTACAGAAACTACAGGCTATGGAAGGCTTGACGCTGTTCAAACATATTCCAGCACAAAGAGGGACATTTCATTCTCTTTCACAGTTGCTGCAACATCTCCTGAGGATTTTGACGAGATGTGGCTTAAGATAAACAAGCTGACCACACTTGTGTATCCACAGTGGACTATGGGAGATCTTCTTCGCGGAGGAAGAGTTAATGATGGAGAGTCTACCTTTATACAGCCCTTTAGTCAGGTTATCGGTTCAACACCCTTGGTCAGGGTGAGAATTGGTGATTTGATTAAGGGAAATTACTCTAAATTTAATCTTGGAAGAATTTTTGGTGTCGGTGAGTCTCAAGTGAGTCTTAAGTCTCCAGTCTCCGGTCTCGGCGCTTTTGGCGATTTTTTAAGAGGAGGAGGAATCGGTGGTGCGCTTTCTGGTTTGATGCCAGACATGGATGAAATATTTTTAAAGATATTTTTTGGAGCATTTGGTAGCCCTATGTCAGCAGCAGCGCTTGCCGGAGGAGACCTAGCTTCAGGAATTTCTAATGTTAAGAGTGCAATGGGAAGTACTGCGCTAGGCGGTTTACAATCAGCCGGATCAAAGCTTCTTGTGAACGGATTTGCACATCCAATCTTAAACGTTATCTTAAGAAGATATAATGATCCAGACAATGATCCCGCAGAGTCGGCAATCTCAGCTGGAAATATTCTTGGAAGAGTTGGTAGTAAAATATCTTCATTTGGAACCAGCAAGGACGGCTACGCTGCAGGAAGGGTCGCAAAAAATAGAATTTTTGGAACAAGGGTGTATGTTAAAGCATCACAGGCAAAAAGCTATAGAGTAATTTCAAAGGACGGTGAAGATTTCAAAGCTATAAAGAAAGTTAGATTTTCTCGACCTGTTCTTTGCATAGTTACTGGAAGAACAGCGACTCAGATAGAAAATAGCAATACTAGAAAGAACAGAGATAACGATAAGTCAAGAACAATTACGATGTATAGAATGAAAATTATAGACTTTAATGTTCCAAAGGGACTATTTGGTGCAGAGCTTCAAGTTTCACATTCAGATATTATTCACAATCCTAATGACACATTCTCTAGATACATGATGCCAGTTCTTAATCCAGGCGCAGCAATAGAAGCATTTGCAGGAAATCTTATCAATGAAGGTGCAAAGGCACTTGGAGTTGATGCCTCTGGAGTCGGTATAGCTCTTTCTGAGGAGATGAGATTTCTTAGTGCCGGAAACAATGCAATAGTTAAATCTTTTGAGTCTACGAGAGGTCGCGGCCTTGCAGGGGTTATAAAGGGTCTCAAGTTTGACTGGCTGACAGAGAATACACCCTGGGAAATAGACTGGGGATCAAGAGCTCCCCAGGTCTGCAAGGTGACAGTTACATTTGCTCCGATTCACGATATTCCGCCGGGAATTGATCATGAGGGATTCAACAGAGCACCTATTTACAATGTTGGAAAACTATCGCATGCAATGTCTGGCGATGCATATGATGACGGCGGTCAGTCATCTAGTGAGACCTATGACTTTGAGCACAGAAAAAACTTTAAGAATGAGTAGGTAAAATGGCTATAGGAAGATACACAAATAATCCATTGATTAACTCTGGAAGGGGGTTTGCAACAAGCAGTGTTTCAGCAAACATCAGGAGTGCAGTCTTAACTAATTCAATTGCTTATTCAACTAGAGTCCTATCAGAGGGACAGAGGCTTGATACTATAGCCGGACAGATCTACGGAGTTGGAAGTCTTTGGTGGATTATTGCAGCTGCATCTGGAATAGGATGGGGTCTTCAAGTTCCAGCTGGAACACTCTTAACAATACCTGATAATCCTGGATCAGTGATGAGATTTGTGTAGGGTGCGGAATGTCTGAAAAAAAGCTTCCAATCACCTCTTACACGCTCGTAAAAGAGCTTTCACAGTACATCGCATTTAGACAAAAGTCACCAGACATCTCCCAGTGGAGCTCAGCTCACAGCGAACCAGACACTGAGCTTATTGGAACACAGTTTCCAACAGCGGCTGCTGCGGAGGCTGCAGGAGCTGCACATAAATTCGGAGGTGCACATCTGGGAACCTCCTCACAAGACTCAGTACAGCTTCTTGAGATATTTCTTGACATTTCAAATGGTGCAATGTTTTCGAAAGATCTGAACACGTTTCTCAAGAATTCACAATACACACTGGCACCAATTATTAGAATGTACTTTGAGGATCTTAGAGATGAAACCTTGATCCAATGGGGTACACAAGCATACACACAGCCCACACTTTCTCAGTATGCAGCCGCATCCGTTCCCCCAGATTTCGAGGACAAGATGGGTAATTTACTTGCAGCAAGTCGAGCTCAAATTGGAGTTCCGTCAATTAATGACGATGGCATGTCGCAGTTCCACCTTTCTGGAAAATCTCCCCATACGCTTAGGGGATCTATATCAAGAGCTTTGGGAAATGCAGAGGATGATGGAGATTTTCCAATAAGCATAAGGGATATGATTCAGGCTGATGAGTACATGACGTGGCCCGTATTCGATAACAGCTGGTGGCCCACCAGGCTTCTGGATGTTATTGAAGATATTCAGAACCAAACAGGAACAGTAAACGTCCTAGACAAGCAGAACGGCGAGCTAGAGATGACTTTCCAAAATCCAGTAGGTGGTGGGGACGATTTTAAACTGAAGCTCGGTGAACGTGATATAAATCCAGTGTTAAATCCTGCTGTAACAGTAGCTTCTATCATTGAAAATCTAGACAACCAGCTCGGTGACAGTTACACGGACTTCAGTGATTGGCTCTTAGAGCCCACTAATAGAGATGAATGTATTAGGAACTTTCTCATCACCCTCACGTTCGTGATAGCGAATAATTTTGAATATAATCCAAATACCACCCCGATCCCATCTGGAATGTATAGAGACAACTTTAAAGTAAACGGAAGGCCAGATGATCCCAGCCGCCTGTTATATCCGTCGCTAGCTGTGTTTGTTATAAGTAATAGACATTTTAATCCTGCCTCAAGACATGTCTCTCAGGCTGCTTTATTTTCAGCAGGTGTTCCCACAACTGAGATGTCTCTCTGCTCTCCATTCTTAAGGGTGAATTTTATTATTAACAGGCCCACTATGGAAAGATCAGGTACCGGAACTGGCATCGTGACCAGGTCTAATATGATATCATTTTTGACTGATGGATCTGTTCTCCCATGGACTTCTGATTTTTCACTTGCAAATGCAATAGAACCTGGTTCATCAGTCTTTGAGACGTCTCCATTTGGCATACTCCAGCGAGATCTCACTGGGCTAATGGCTAGTGTCTCAAACATGGATGTAGCAACTAAAACCAGAACAGGAATGGAGCTATTCACATCACCTCAGACTCTTGTGAATATGGATATAAATCAAGAAAGATCTGTTAAGGTTCTTGATCCAGCCCAGCCCCTTATGACACTTAATAGTGTATCAATAAAGGAGTATCAGTCTGGATTTGGACTAATTGGATTTAAGCGCGCAACTGTAAACATAACACTTCATGATAGAACAAGATTGGGAGAAATTGCATACTTTATCTCACCTGCATCATTTGGCCAGGTCGAATCACTTATAGAATATGGATGGTCACACCCCAATTCAGATTTGCTTACTGGAAGTCCGTGGGGTTCATTTTTAAACTCTCTTAGGTGTGTTGGAAAATATAGACTCATTAGGGGAAACTATAATATGGACCAAACCGGTCAGATTAAAATTACACTTGAGATGGGATCTATGGGTGGTGAGGAATCAAAGGTTACACATGTCTGTACGGGAGATCATGTTCATATTTCTCTTTTAAACTCACTGATTAGAGATGTTAATGCGACTCTTCTTAGATTAGAGACTTTAGGGGGAAATATTACAGAAGAGATAAGAAATATTCAGACAGTTTCTGTATCTGATGCCGGAAATCAACAGATGATTCCGAGAAAAACATATGATGATTTAAGGCATTTATCAGAAAAACTTGATACTGAGACAGCCACTGAAGACATAATCAGACGAGCAATGCGTGAGATCCTGGACGCTCTTCACGCAACAGCACCAGAGTATCTTGGAGTAGATGGAAATGCATCCACCGTTCAGTCTATTCTTGGAAATATTATGGGAAATTTAAATCCCACTACTACCGCTACAGACGATCCATTTCTAACAAACGTTATTCCATTTGCAGATCAGAAAGATATGAGCTTTCTTAGATTTGCAGACATAACTTACGGAATGTGGGGACAGTCGAGAGGTGCAGATCACGATCTAAGCTCCGCAGCAATGTCAGATGCACTTCTAGGAACCCTTATCGACACATCTAGGAGAGATGATGAAGAGGAGGAAGAGGAAGAAGAGGAGGAATCTCCTGCACCCCCTATAGAGCCGGATGGTCTCGGAAACGGTGACTGGGTCTCTTTAGGGAAGCTAGTCACAGTAATGGTCGGTCACCCTCTTGCTGCAACTGGAAGATTTGACGAGGTTCAGGTTTTATTTTATACTTTTAATGAATGCTCTGGTGCTATGCAATCAAGGCCTGTGTCTGATTTTCCAATTAGATTTTCTGCATTTTTTCAGAGAATAGTAGACGCTGTTGATTCAAATTCGAATCTAACAACAAGCAGAATTGAGACAATTCTTGCAAGGTTTGTAAACAACGGGGCTGCACAAGCGTATGGATTCAAAGACATATATTCAGAACAAAGAGAGGACCAAGAGAGGCTCGATGCTGAAAGAGAGGCAGTGAGAGAAGCTCGTGTTGCAGCAAGAGAAGAGCACGAAGAAGATGAAGCTGCTCTTTCAGCTGAGCTCACTAGGCTAGACACTAGGCTAGAAGATATAAACAAAAGTGCATACGACATGAGAACATTCCAGGCTAAAAGGATGCATAAGCTAGGAATGTGGCGCCCGAGATTTAAAATACCAAGATTGAAATTTTTGTATGAGGCGGTGCCCGCTTTAGTTTATTCGTCAGCAGGGGGTGTTCCATCTGTAAATAGAAATAAGACAATATTGAGAATTCATGTTATGGATTCAAATTCATCTTCTCATCCCGGAGAGCAACTTGTCTTAGATACCATCACAGCTGGTGAAGCACCCGCAGTATTTTCGATGAGCACAACAGGTGCCGATAATGTTGGCCAGGGAGCAGAAATTTTACGGGGTGTGCTCGATGCCGAACTTATAGAGCCTAGAGCTCCTGTGCAAGATGACCCAGCAGAAGCCTCTATACAAAGGATGGCAGCAGCTGTGTCTAGAGAGGCAATTCATGACTATCTAAGAAAGACAGTTCCTACTGTTCAGTTTGGAACAGCATTTAGTCCGTTTAGCAGTGTAAGCATAAGCGGTATGTCAAGCGGTGCCTTATTTGACGCACTGTTATCAGATACATTCAGAGATGATGATGATGACCCGCAAGAGCAGGGAACAAACACATCAGGAATAGATGAGGTTACAGTTGTTCCAGTTACTGCAAAGGCTTCAAGCTTGGGAAATCCAATGTTCCACTACGGTCAGCAATTCTATCTAGATCTAAAGACTGGAACGACTGCAGATAATATCTTTACTGTTAGAGATGTTACACACAACATAAGCCCGGGAACTTTCACAACTGATCTGAGTTTCTATCCGGCAGGTCAAAATGCAACTGTTGATTCAATTAGGGCAAATCTTGCTTCAACGCTTTCACTTCTTGATCAGACTTCTGCGACTGCCGGCAGCGGTGAATCAAGAGAGACAATAAACAATCTTTCATCTGACGCTTCACAGGATTCAACACGTGTCCCTAGAGGTGTGGCTGCTGATATTGAACAATCTGTTGATGATTCAAGAGGATGGGCAAGTCACTGGAGATCGGTTCCGATTGAGATAGCTGCTGATGCAGAAAGAGAGGACTGGGCAGCATTACAAGTTGAACTCAAGGAGATCTGGGCAGATCAAAATATGACATTCGACCAAAAGAAAGCCCGCACGGACGAGATTCTTGACTCGCTCTGAAGCCCGATGAATTGATGTACATTGCTTGATAGAGTTATTATGATATAATCACTATGACTGTGTGCATACATAAGTCCCTAATTGGAACAAATCATCATCTGATAAGTCAAGATGGTGAATTTAGGTGGGATAGTTCAATACCAGAGGAAGCATGGTTATGCGGAAATTCAGATGACCATCCAAGAAGTCTTGACGTCCTTTCTAAGTCAACGGGAGTGTCTCTGTCTACGTCTCCGTCTGAAGCGTACAGTACAATGTGGTCACTTTTAAGGCCAGACGGGATGAAAAATGTTCCTATGTCTTGGGCACTTGAATCGGAAAGGTTCCAGACTCATTTAAAGCAGCTTCTAAGACAAATTGATGAACTTCTAAGCTCACACCATGATTCCTATTATGCTAGAGAGTTCGTGACAATACGTCAGTTCCTGCAGGGTCTGGATAGGTGCAAGATAGACAAGAAGTCTGTTCTTAAAATTCTAAACGATGAGTCAGAAAGAGATGGATCTTTGAGATCATTTATTCCTGATGATTCTGGATTTTTGCAAAAGACTGTGTATAGTCAGACATCTTCCTGTAGCGGCCGGCTTACAGTTGTAAAGGGTCCTTCAATACTGACACTTAGAAAGGATAGAAGAAGTCTTTTAAGATCTTCATCTCAAACAGGGATAATTGTTCAGATTGACTTTGTATCTCTTGAGCCCAGGGTTGCTCTTTCAATTTCTGACAAAAGTAGCCAGGGTGATATCTATGAATCTATTCGAAATAATGTTCTTGGGGGTGAGGTGAGTAGAGATGTTGCCAAGATTGCTACAATTAGCTCCCTATATGGAATGTCATCTAGAAAGCTCGGTGAGATGATCGGGGATAGAGATGCTTCTAGGGCTAGAAGAGTTTTGAGAAAGATCCGCGATCATTTTGAAATCTCAAGTCTTGAGAAAAGCCTACGGGAGTCTTCTAAAAGTGATCTCAAGATTAAAAGCCACTATGGTCGAGTAATGATGACAGATGACATGTCAAACCATGTTCTTGTCAATAGGTTTATTCAGTCAACAGCGACTGATGCTGCCCTGCTGGGATTTAGAAATCTTGTTGATGAAATTCAAAATAAGGGAATCAGGGCTAGGCCAGTATTTGTTATTCACGATGCTCTAATCTTAGATGTTGAGAAAGATGACTATCATAAGCTTAATAGTGTAGTGTCTGTCCCGCTCGAACTTCCAGATCTAAAGGGAACTTTTCCCGTATCAATAGAGATCATAGCCCAGCACTGAAATACTTATATGAGAGGCTCGTATGAATATTTCCACTAAGATGCTTAGGCAGATAATCAATGAAGAGATTAATGTCGCAAGAATAGAGAACAAAGGTCAGTTTGGGTATATTATGCAGATGATAATGGGAAGTCCAAATGAACCTATCTCAGACGATCTATACGATCCGATTAAGGGAAAGTTGATACTAAGAAAGGGTGAATCATTTAATGATATTTCTCCTAGATCATCGCATATTCTTCTCAGGTATTACAACATAGATACGACACCTGATATTTATATTTCCGATTCGCCCGTGAGAAGGCGCAGAAAGCCTGATGATACTTCTTCTAGGCCTGCTGTAAAAGCAGGGCCAAGCGATGTCCAGACTGTTGCAAGCGCTCTTTCAGGGTATGTAAGGGGAGGTTCTCCCCCGCTTAGAAATGATGTCATAAAAATTGTCGCTGACTCAAAGAGAGGTGAGATTGCTGTCTATCTTAGAGGGCCAAGTGAGAGAATGGCCTCAGATCAACAGATTGCATGTGCATTAAGATACTTGCTCGATGAAAAAATTTCGGCATCCGGAAGATATATCGTCAATCCGTGCGGCTTTGGCAATATGCCAAAGAATGATTTAATTGTCATAGTCAAGCTCTAGCTTGTACAAGAGAGATCAGCGTGATATCATTATATAGAGGTTAATATAATGATATCAATAGATAAGATTGAGAGTAATTGGGGTGTATTTGAAAAACTTTGTGGAAGATTATCAGATCACAATCTGACAAATCTAATGTCGGCATTAGGTGAGAGATTTTCTACATGTCCAGCCAGCTCAAGGCTTGATCATCACTATGCGTATCCCGGCGGCTTGATTCAACAATCTCTTGATGTAACTTCTACAATGAGGACGATAAATGAGTCACATGACTTTGGACTAAAGACAGCTTCAATTCTAAAGGTAGGTCTTCTTCATGATATAGGAAAGGTGGGATCAATAGATTGTGACTATTTTATTCCTCAAGATTCTGACTGGCATAGGGAGAAGCTTGGCCAGATATTTAAATACAATGAAGATCTCAATAAGATGTCAGTCTCACATAGGTCTCTGCATCTTCTTCAACATTTTGGAATTTCACTAACAACAGAAGAGTGGCTTGCAATCCAGCTAGCAGCTGGATCACACTTTGAAGAAAATAGATTTTATGTAGGACATGAGCCAACTCTTGCTCTTGTATTACAGACAGCCAAGAGTATTGTAATTCACAAGTTCAAAAATATGCAATAGCTAATTGATATGAATATTTAGTTATGTGAAAGATAAAGGCGAGAATAAGTCTGGATATTACTCCAGCCACGGTGCTATGGTTCCAATGGGCCCAGCATTTACCACAGATGGGTCTCAATATCTTGGAAGACCCCGAAGGCCAAACTATCAAGGATCTGCGGGTCAGCCCTCTATGAGCGCAGATAGCGGCCTCTCTTCTGTGGATGGAATTGCAAGAGTTAATAGGGGGTATGAGGATGAGATACATTCAGAGCCTATGTTTCCAGATCAAAATCCTGAAGAGGATGAGGATCTCTACTTCTTAAGAACAAGAAAGCTTCCCATATATCCTCGAAGCTCCCGCAAACAATCTGGTGCAAAGCACAGAAGTAGATATAAAAAACTAAACCCACTCAAAGAAGGATTTATTCCTGATTTTGTTGCAGATGCTGCAAAAAGTTTGGGACTTTCTGCTCCAGGAATTGATGCACTCATCGGAAAAATGATCCTTGATAGGGAGGCTGCTTCTGGAAATCTTGCCATTGAGGAGATGTGTAGGATTGTAGGCTTAGACCCGACCATTATTGCAACAGCAATGATAGATGTTGATGATAGCCAAATGATAAATGTCATTCAGAATATTTGCAATCTTGACATGGAGGACAGATTAGCTGCTCGGACTAAGTTTAGAGAGTTTTTAAAATCTCTTAAAGATGCTGTAGTGACCCTAGTTCAGGCATATGATTCAGTATTTACACTTATTGCAGGTCAGCTAGGACCGCAAGCAGCCACACCTGAAGAGGTCGCTACTATTCCTGCTGTTAACTTTGTTTCTGGAATTTCTGGATTTTTTATTAGGACTCTTCCTATAGAGAGACTTATATTCAATCTATCATCAAAGCTAGCTCAGATGTTTACCGGTGTTATGGAGATATCAGAGCACATAGAATCAGTTTCTCCCAAGTACGGAGAAGCAATGGGACGACTTGAGAGCGGATTTGGTCCAGTTTTTTCAGCTGTTAGGCAAAAGCCGGGCCTCTCATTATCGAGACTTGGATCTCTATATGCCGCCCTAGATGGCGATACTTCACTTTGCAGGGTTGAAACTCTTCCTCTTACTGATGAGGCAGCAGTAGAAGTAGAGGAAGAACTATCGAGCACTCCAGCTGTTACAACGATAGATGATCTAAGCGATCCTGCTGAAGATACTTTTCCAGCAGATGAGCCCGTGATTATGTCAGGCTTAGATGATGAAGAATCTCTATTTCCAGAGGCGGAAAACTGTGCATGTCCGATCTCAGAGTTGAGGTTTAGAGTTCTTGAGAATAGTTATAATAGAATTATGAGGAATTTAGATATGTCAGAATCTACGTTAAGAATGTTTATTAAAGAAATGATGCTAGAGTCAAAAGATAAAGAAAAAGAAGATGTAGAAGAAGTCGATATGCCCAGCAGATATGGTGGACCAGGATATCTTGCAGTTGATATTCCCCCTCTCGCACAAGAGTATATAGATGAAGACCAAGAAGAAAGAGAAGATGTCGCTGACCAGTATGCTGTAACATACAAGGGAGATCTGGGATACGCTGGGTATAGTGCTAGACCCGAAAGAACGCTCCCAGGCGGGCTTGCTGAGCAGGCTCTAAGAAGAATTATCAGAGAGGAGGCAAAAAAGCTTCTTTCTGGAGAAGATGATTCAAAAAAAAAAGATGAAGAAGAGCAGGAAGAGGCAGTAACAGTTGCTGGAATGGGATCGGGAATGGGCCCTGTTACACCCCTTGGTACAGGTCCAGATGGTGGAAAAAAAACATCAATGACACCATCTGACGACGGCGCGAGAGAAAGATCAATTTACGCTAATGAGAGAGGCTACGGTGGCGGTCAACGGTCAAGTTCATGGCTAGCTTATCCCAAAATGGGATATTAGTTACCATCTAAGATCATTTAAAAAAATCTTCTCTAATTTCTGAACATATTTTGCAATTGACTGTATTATTATACTGTGATATGAATTATATCACACAGCTAATATTGCCAATTTACCAGTTTAAAAATTTAGGAGGTTAACATGGCATTTGACAGAGAGGCATTACAGCGAAGGCTTGATGCACTAAGCGGAAATCGAAGAAAGAAGTCTGCAACTTGGAGACCCACAGAGGGAGAAGACGCTACTATTAGGCTTATCTCTTTTCCAGATAATGACGGCCAGCCGTTTAAGGAGCTTTATTTCTATTACAATATTGGAAATAATCCGGGACTTCTTGCCCCTTATCAGTTTGGAGACCCAGACCCTATTCAGGAGTTGATTACAAAGCTTCGAGGCGATGATGCTCGTGAATCGTATGAGCTAGCTAAAAAGCTCTATCCCAAGATGAGAGTGTATGCTCCAATCATTGTTCGAGGAGAAGAAGACAAGGGTGTCCAGATCTGGGGATTTGGAAAGATGGTGTATCAAGCACTCCTTAACATTATGCTTGATGAGGACTATGGAGATATCACTGACCCACTTGAGGGAAGAGATGTCAAGGTTACCTGTACCCGAGAGGCGGGAAGAAAGTGGGCAACGACAACTGTTCGACCAAGAGGAAAGGAGACAGATCTCTCTACAGACAAGGCGCAAGCTACTGGATGGATGTCAGAAATTCCTGATCCAACAGCGATGTATGAGTGCAAGTCTTATGATGAGCTCACTAAGATCATTAATGACTGGCTGAATTCTGATTCAGAGGATGATTCCATGGGAACTACCATGGGAGGATCTTCCACAAAGACAGACAAGACGCAAAAGTCCTCAGAAAATTCTGGGTATAAGTCTCTTGATGATGCTTTTGCAGATCTTATGGAGTAATTAGAGACTTGGGGGGGATTTTCCCCCCACATTTCTTACTCTATTTAGAAATTGATACATGGAGAGTGTACTTTGGCAAAAACTAATGATTTTACTAGTGAATTAATTAAGTCTCTTAACAAGGAGCATGGAAGTCGAGTTGCTTACAATCTAAGCCAAGATGAATCTCCTACACATGTTAATAGGTGGATTAGCACTGGGTCAAAACTTCTTGACTACATTTGTTCAAATAGGCGCAATGGCGGATTACCTGAAGGGAGAATTATAGAGATCTTTGGGCCGCCATCAATCGGTAAGTCTCACATTGCAACACAGATTGCAAGAACCACTCAGAAAATGGGAGGAATTGTAGTATACATTGACACTGAGAATGCAACTTCTGTAGAAAATTTAAAGATGCTAGGGGTGGATGTCGCTAGACGTTTTGTATATGTTGACACCCACTGCACCGAAGAGGTTCTATCAATTGCAGAAGCAACGATAATGAAAGCAAAAGCAATGGATAAAGATCTTCCTGTTACAATTGTATGGGATTCTGTTGCAGCATCTTCTCCAAAGGCAGAGCTTCTTGGTGACTATGACAAGGAATCGATCGGCTTACAAGCCCGTGCAATCTCGAAAGGTATGAGAAAAATTACCGGTGTCATTGCTAATCAAAATGTACTATTCGTAATTCTCAATCAGATAAGAACTAAGATCGGCGTGATGTATGGAGACCCAGACACAACACCCGGAGGGAAGGCAATTCCATTTCATGCCTCAACTAGAATTAAGCTAGGAGCAGGACAGCAGATTAAAGACGGAGATGATGTAATTGGTATTCATGTCTCTGCTAAGACTATTAAGAACAAGGTTGCCCCTCCGTTTAGAAAGATTGACTTTGAGATTCACTTTGGTGTTGGGATTAAAGAACATGAGCAGGTCTTCGATCTATTGAGAAAAAACGGTGCTGAGACAATTGGTAAAAATTATGTAGGTGTTTCTGGAACAGGATCCTGGAAAACGTTCTCTGTGATAGATTGTGATACAGGTGAATCCATTATTGAGAAGAAATTTCATAAAGCAAATTTTAATGACATAATGACGAATCCAGAATATTCTAGCTATATTGACGACTTGCTTGAAAAAGCAATGGTGAAAAAATTTAATCAAGATCCTGATATTGATATTGAATCTTATGAAGAAGTAAGGGCAGTTTCACTTGAAATTGAGTGAGGTGTGACTTGAGTAAGATAGAGCCCGTTGTCTTAGTAGACGCATTTAACCTTTTTATGAGGCACTATGTCGCTCATCCTGCCATGAGTGATCAAGGGAATCATGTTGGCGGTATAGTTGGGTTTTTAAATGCGATAAAGAAGATATGCCTTGAAATGTCACCCACAGACGTTGTAGTGGTCTGGGAGGGAGGCGGCTCTAAGAAGAGAAGGGATATACTTCCCACCTATAAGATGAGCAGAAGACCTCAAAAGCTAAATCGATTTTATGAAAACGATGATATTCCCAATACAATTGAGAATAGAAATGATCAGATTTCATTTTTAATATCGTCGCTAAAGCGTCTACCAGTAATTCAGGTCTACGTTGATAGCTGTGAAGCAGACGATGTCATAGGATATCTCTCAAGATATAAGTTCAGACATCATAAAAAAGTTATTGTCTCTTCTGATCGAGACTACTACCAGCTTCTAGACAACAAGACAGTCATTTATTCTCCGACGTGGAAGAAATTTGTTAATAAAAAGGAAGTTATAGAAAAATTTAGAATAAGTCCGACTAACTTCTGTCTTGCAAAGGCTATATGTGGAGACCCTTCTGACAATATCAAGGGTGTAAAGGGAGCAGGATTTAAGACAATATCAAAAAGATTTCCTGCACTATCTACAGATGATGACTGCACCATATTAGACATAATTTCAGAAGCCAAACAAAGGGCTCAAGAGAAGAGATCTCCTAAGATTTTTAAAGAAATAGCTGTGAGTGAGAACATAATTAGAATGAACTGGAAATTAACTTATCTAGACACTTCAAACATCTCTCACGCACAAATTAAAAAGATTGAAAGTTCAATTGATACTTTTAGCCCTTCACCAAATAAAATATCACTAATCAGGATGATGATAAAGAATGGAATTCAAAATCTTGATGTTGATCACCTTTTTCTATCAATGAGGAACATTGGAAAACGTAGTAATGATAAATGAGTTTGCTTCTAAGGGACCTGCACACTTTAAACAGTATGGCAAGTCTTTTCAGGAGAAGATCTTTCAGTGTTTAATCACTGACAAGAACTGGTCTACACAAATGTCGGAGGTTATGACGCCGACATATTTTGACTTAAAGTACCTGAGGTATTTATCAGATAAGTACTTCACCTATTATTTCAAATATAAAGACTTTCCCACTCTACCCCTTTTAATCACAATAGTTCGTGATGATCTTAGAGAGGGAAAGGATGTAATTCTTAGAGATCAAATAGTTGAGTTCTTACATAGGATCAGAATGAATCCTGATATAGGAGATCTTAAGTTTGTCAAAGAAAAGACACTTGATTTCTGCAAGCAGCAGGCAATGAAAGAGGCTTTAGAAGAAGCTGTTGAAAGAATTTCAGATGGAAAGCTTGAGTCAGTGATGGATCTCATGAGACATGCTCTATCTGTGGGAATGCCTGCATCAATCGGTCATGATTTTATGGAGGATGCAGAGGCAAGGTTTGTTCACATCAGTAGATGTGCGTGTCCTACAGGGATTCCGCAGCTTGACAAGAAAGATATTTTAAATGGCGGACTGGGACGAGGCGAAATTGGAGTAATTACTGCAAATACGGGTGTCGGAAAGAGTCACTTTCTTGTTAGCGTGGGTGCGGAAGCGCTTAGACGTGGAAAGAATGTCATTCATTATACATTTGAGCTTTCAGAGACTGCAGTCGGCTTAAGATACGACTCTAATTTTTGTGACATTCCAAGCAATGAAGTTATTGATAGAAAGGAAGAGGTTCTTAAAAAATATGAAAAGATGGATCTTGGCAGGTTAATCATTAAAGAATACCCGACCGGATCAGCTACAGTAATGATGATTAGAAATCATCTAGAAAAATTATCGCTGAAAGCGTTTGTCCCAAGTTTGATCATAATTGATTATGCAGATATTATGAGATCTTCTAGGAAGTATGATTCGCTTAGACATGAGCTTAAGTTGATTTATGAAGAATTAAGAAATCTAGCCATGGATATGAACATTCCTATCTGGACTGCTTCTCAGGCCAATAGAGATTCTGCAAATTCAGACATAGTCGGACTTGAAAATATGTCAGAAGCGTATGGAAAGGCGATGGTCGCGGATGTTGTTGTTTCAATTTCTAGAAAGCCAACAGAAAAGTCGAGCGGTCTCGGTAGAATATTTATTGCAAAAAATAGAGCAGGAAGAGACGGTATTTTATTTCCAATGAGAATGGATACTGCTAGGTCAAAAATCCTTGTTGTCGATAGCGATGATGAGATGACTCTAAGCGAGGCCTTACGGTCAGACAATAATGATATGAAAACCATATTGAAGAATAAGTGGAAGGAGATTAACAGTACTAGTTAGTCTGCTGTAATTTAAAAATATTGGAGAGATTAAGAATGCACAAGATTGAAGATGTAATTGGTTCTTCGACAGAGTATTTTGACGGTGACGATCTTGCAGCATCTGTATTTGCTACAAAGTATGCGCTGTGTGACAAGGGAGGAAACTATCAAGAAAAGACTCCTGATGATATGCATAGAAGACTTGCAAGGGAATTTTTTAGGATTGAATCAAAATATCCCAACCCGCTATCAGAGAGTGAAATCTATGAGCTTTTTAGAGAGTTTAAGTATGTAGTACCACAAGGGTCTCCGATGTCTGGAATTGGAAATAATAATCAGATTCAGTCTATTTCTAATTGCTTTGTAATTGAATCACCTAGAGATTCATACGGAGGAATATTAAAGTCAGATCAAGAGCTGGTTCAAATTGCCAAGCGTCGCGGTGGCGTGGGATTCGATATATCTACACTTCGTCCAAAAGGCCTACCGACAGGAAATGCTGCAAGAACAACAGACGGAATAGAAGTTTTTATGGAGAGATTTTCAAATTCTACTCGAGAAGTTGCTCAGGGAGGACGAAGAGGGGCACTAATGATTACAATATCTGTTCATCATCCTCAGATTAGAGACTATATTAATATTAAAAGAGATCGAAAGAAGGTAACAGGCGCAAATATTTCAATTAGGCTCTCTGATGAATTTTTGACAGCAGTCAAGAATGATGAAGATGTTCACTTGAGATTTCCTGTTGAAAAAGATGTAGATCATATCACTGAAGAGTGGGCTAGGGCAAGAGATATTTGGGATGAAATTATAGATGCTGCGCATGACTCTGCTGAGCCTGGGCTGATTTTTTGGGATTCAGTGATTAGAAACTCACCAGCAGACGTATATATTGATGAAGGATACAGCACGACTTCAACAAATCCGTGCTCAGAGCTCCCGCTTGCACCCTACGACTCTTGTAGGTTGATGCTTGTCAATCTTATATCTTTTGTTGATGACCCGTTTACAGAATCTGCATCTTTTGATTTTGAAAAGTTTGGAGAATGTGCAATCAAAGCTCAAAGACTTATGGATGACATGATAGACATCGAGATTGAGCAAATAGATAAAATTTTAAGAAAAATTAAAAAAGATCCCGAAGCTAAGAACGTTAAAAAGATTGAAAAAGATCTTTGGCAAACGATAAAAGAAAAGGCATTAAATGGAAGAAGAACGGGATTGGGAGTAACTGCTGTAGGTGATACACTTGCATCTCTTGGAATAAGGTATGGAAGCGAAAAATCAATTAGTGTAGTTGAAGAAATATACAAAACTCTCGCCGTTTCAGCGTATAAATCTTCTTGTGTGATGGCATCAGAGAGAGGATCGTTCCCAATTCATGATCATAGTAGAGAGGTTGGTCATCCATTTTTAGAAAGGATTTGGTCTTCATGCAGAGAAACACTTGAAATGAGTAAAACTTCTGGAAGAAGAAATATTTCAATTTTAACTACTGCACCAGCTGGATCTGTTTCAACTCTAACACAGACAACTAGCGGAATTGAACCAGTATTTATGCTAAAGTATACAAGAAGAAGAAAGATAAGTCAGACAACTGAGGGAGTTGAGGCTGACTTTATAGATGATCTGGGTGATTCTTGGAAAGAGTATAGTGTGTATCATCATGGATTTAAGCGGTGGATGAATAAGACTGGTCTTTCTGAAATTGAAGATTCACCGTATCATATGGCAACAGCAAATGAGATTGACTGGGAGTCAAGGGTTAAGCTTCAGGCTGCTGCACAAAGATGGATTGATCATGGAATATCTTCTACAATTAACCTTCCCAATAATGCCACTGTCGATGAAGTAAAGAAGATTTATGAATCAGGCTGGGAGCTGGGATGCAAGGGGCTGACTGTATACAGAGATGGATGTAGGACAGGAGTCTTAATTGGAGAGGAAAGCGAAGAAGATCAGTCGTTTAAGACGCACGAAGCACCATTCAGACCATCAGAGCTCGAATGTTCAATACACCATGCAACAATCAAGGGTGAAGCGTGGACTATTCTTGTTGGGTTAATGGGTGGAAGGCCATATGAGGTTATGGGAGGTCTCCAGAAGTACATAGAGATTCCTAAAAAGTATAGAAAGGGTATAATCATCAAGCATCCGTATAAGACAAAGAACTCTAGATATGATCTAAGGATAGGTGGAAATGGTGACGAGATTCTCATAAAAGATATAGTCGACGTATTTGACAATCCAAATCACGCAGGATTCACAAGAACTATCTCGCTAGCACTAAGACATGGTGCACAGATTAATTATGTCGTTGAACAGCTTCAAAAAGACAGAGAGATGGATATGTTTTCATTCTCTAGAGTGATTGCAAGAGTTCTAAAGACGTATATCCAGGACGGAACATCTCCGGGAAAAAATACTTGTGAAAGCTGTGATGCAACAGACTCTCTAAGATATCAGGAGGGCTGTGTAACATGCATGTCCTGCGGATATTCAAAATGCTCTTAAAGGAATAATATTTTACAATGAAGTGGACGACAAAAATATCTCCCCTCGTTAAAGAGGTGGAGCTGAGAAAGAATCCAGTAATTATTACTGTTAATAAGTTTGATGAAAAATCAGCAAAAGAGTTTCAGCAACAAGTAGCACAAGCACACAATACAGGTCAAAAAGTGATCCCAGTAGTTATTGACTCGTACGGAGGCCAGGTCTATAGCCTTATGTCAATGATAAGTGCAATTTCTCATTCAGAGCTACCTGTTGCAACTATTGTTGAGGGAAAGGCAATGTCATGTGGTGCCATCCTCTTCTCTTTTGGTGAGCAGGGAATGAGGTTTATGGATCCTGACGCTACAGTCATGATTCATGATGTGTCTAGCATGGCATGGGGAAAAGTTGAAGAAGTGAAAGTCAGTGCTGATGAAACAGAAAGGCTAAATCAAAAAGTCTATACAATGATGGCGAGAAATTGTCGAAAGAAGGATGATTACTTTCTAAAGATTGTACATAGAAAAGGACATGCAGACTGGTTCTTGGACGCTGCTGAGGCTAAAAAGCATGGAATGGCAAATCAACTAAGAGTTCCTAAGGTTAATATCAATGTTTCTGTTGACATAGACTTTGAGTGAAAGATGGATAAAGTATTTTATAACAAGTCATCTGCATCAAATCTAGGCTGGGACCCTAGTTGGTTCGGATGTGAATATTTTGATGACACTCTAACATCAGCTGTCAGAAAGTGGCAAAAAGAAAATAGACTAACAGCTGACGGCCTGGTGGGTCCGACTACATACAGAAGGATCTGGACTGAGAGAGAGTCAGAGATATCTACATTTAAGCCATCAAGTAGAAATTTTGATTCCAATAGGTGGATAGTTCACAATGGAAGGTTTATCCCAATTGAATGGAAAAAGGTTGTTCTTTGGGATGAGAACGGAGGTCTCGATACAAAGAAGGGTAATTATTATGACTACTCTGGAAAGGCAGAAAGAAAGCCTACATTCTTTGTTAATCACTGGGATGTCTGTCTATCTTCAGAGTCTTGTGCCGGAGTTCTAAAAAGAAGAGGTGCGTCCGTTCACTTTTGCATCGATAACGATGGAACAATTTATCAGCTTTTAGATACACAGCATGCAGCTTGGCATGCCGGAGGTCAAAAATGGAATCAAAAATCTATTGGTGTGGAGATATCAAATGCATATTATACAAAGTATCAGAGCTGGTATGAAAAAAATGGTCTGGGACCTAGACCAGTTCTGGAGGATTCATGGACCCATGGGAACAAGCATAAACCTCATCTCGGATTTTATCCAGTACAGATTGAGGCAGCACGAGCACTATGGAAGGCAGTCCACATCGGATTCGGAATCCCACTAGAATGTCCGCTAAGGGATGGCCAGATGATGACGGGTGTGTCTTCAGAAGCTGCTAAGGGAAAATTTGAAGGATTTATTCATCATTATCATCTCACAAGAAGGAAGATAGATTGCGGAGGATTTGACTTAGAATCCAACCTCCAAATTGTAAGACAGTCACCTATGTATTGTTTATAGTTTTGTGAGAAATAAATTGGAACTTGTATCGACACATGTTTGTAAGACACAAAATCTCGGTATGCACGGTAATCTCTTCGGCGGAGTAATGCTTTCTTGGCTAGATGAAGCTGGAGCAGCATTCACATCACAGGTGTGTGGAACACCCAGAATGGTGACTAAGTCAATTTCTGAAGTAGTCTTTCAGAAACCAGTTAGAGCTGGACAGATCATTAAGATATATGCTGATGTTGTAAGAATTGGAGAATCATCAATTACAATTAGGCTGGAAGCTAGAAGACATAGTGTGTATAACGGATCACAGAGGAATGTTGTCTCTGTTGATATGGTTTTTGTCAGAATAGACGGCGATGGTGAGCCTGTTCCAATTAAGACGATTAGGTCTGACTATCAGAATAGAAGATCTGAAAAGGAACAGTAAGCTTTTTTAACAACAGAGGATAAAGATGGTACTTTTATGAAACATCTGTGATCTTTTTTGTTATCATCTCGGGGTAAAAAATGACAGCCGTTAGAGTTACCGAATCCTCAGGGTCTGTTGGGTCTATTCAAATTGCTGACGGCTATGGCGGATTTCTATCTGGGACCCTGAAAGCTGGAGATAATATCACAATAGCAGACATGGGTTCTGGATCTTTTGCAATATCAGCATCGATATCAGCAGGGTCCACAATCGGTACTGCAGAAGATAGTGACTATTCTGATGGGCTGTTTTCCAGTTTTACCTCTTCGACAGAAATAGGTACAGCAATTGATAAATTTAATGAAGTTCTAAAGGCTCTGGCTCCTGATCCCGGTCCAGACTTAGATGACATAAGCTCTAAAGATACAGGAACTACTGGAATTCTTTCCTTTGGATCGAGTAATAATCAATCTTCTGGTTCTCCTGCATATATTAGTGTATCAACTTCCGCTGGACTTTCTGCTGTTGATGTAAATGGATCTTACGCAGTAACGACTAGCAGCAACAATATACGACTTGGTGTTTTTGACGGTGATACACATGTGAGCGGTGTTTTAAATGCAGATGTAGGATCAAACAGTCAGGGAAATAGCGTACAAAATTATCCTGAATTCTCTTTTGGAAATGGTGAAACAGGAGTTCTCCGTCTTGAGGTTAACGGATCTACAATTAAGGAGATTGATCTAACTACTGCAACCATTGGAAGCGGCACATCAGGATTGGGAACAGGATCATACCTTGATTCGAACGGCTCGGGCTTTAATTTTTTCTCTACTGAGTCTACAGGAACACTTTCAAATGGAAACTCTTTTGCATCCTTTAAGCACAGAACTGGTCAATTTGTTGTAGCGTCCGGAAGCCAAAGACGTGGATGGAACTATGCTAGAGTTTCACATGTTATGACCGGAACAACGTCAAATACAAACTATGTTGAGTGGGTTAATGATGATAACGCTGATTCACTGGCTGCAGCAGGAAATGAATTATCTTTCGTAGGCTCTGGCAGCATTCATCTATCTGGAATTGAATACTTTCAAAGCGGCACAGCGACATATGCTGCTAGAGTTACGAACGCATACAAGTATGTTTATGATAATACTGATATAACTTTTACAACTTCAAATAGCGCCGCAGCAAGTTCAAGCCCATCATTCTCAATAAGTGCACAGTCAAAGCCCACGATAGGCGGAGGCGAAACACACGCAAAGGTTCTTCACATAACTGGATCTGGAGCTGTAACTTCAAATTACTTTATAAGCGGAGCATTAACAACTGGGATCAACGTTACACATCCACTTAAGTCTAATCTTTCAAATAGTGGTCAGGCATCCACCACCGGAATATTGATGTATAATCTATCTAATACATCAACAGCCCAATCAGAAACTCTTAGAAGAGAAGACTATAGAATCGTTAGCGGTGCATATAGCACTCAGGCATCTCTAACTAATTCTGCAAATAAATGGGATTCAGAGAAGCACATAACAGGATCCAACGGTGGTCATAGCAATGGATTACAATTCTACAATTCTAGGCTTTATTCTCCAACTAGCACATTAAGATCGGGTGATTTTAGAGATTCCTCAGAGAGCGGAAAGCTAGATAACTCTCCGCCTGGAAATCCAAATTATTCTGGAGAGTCTGGACAGAGAACATTTTATAGATGGTTTAAAAATGAAACTGGATCGACAAAGTACGATCTGACGATTGCAATTAACGGATCCGGAACGACAATTGTTACAGCTGCGACAGCACTTAATAGTGGGAGAATTAGAGTTTTTGTTAAATTCCCGTCAGATGGAACTAGGGAGACTGGCTGGCTTGATTTAGCAACTGAGTTTGTCCTTGATGACTATGATGACAATGATGGTGCACATACAGCAAACGGCGCGTTAAGTTTTGACAGCAGCCTAAATGCTACAAACTATGTTACGCTTGGCACAGTTGGGATCGGAGATGATGAGTATATTGGACTAAGAATTGAAGCAGATACAGGATGGACCGGCTACATAAGTCAAATTACTGTAACATTCGGTGCTGGAACAGGCACAATATCAGCGGTTCCAGATTTAGATGACATTGACTGTAATGACGATGGAACAGATTGCAATCTTTCTTTTGGATCTTCAAAGTCAATATCTGGATATACAGATGTAGGAACAGCTGCCGGATTTTCTGCTACAGACGTTAATGGGAAATACCAGACCGCCGCTTCTTCAAATAATTTAAGAAGATCTGTCTTTGCGCTTGATACAATCGTTGAAGGTGATTTAAATGAGGATGTTTCTGCAACCTCTCCTGACTATGTTGCAAATTCATTCTCTGATGCAAATAGCGGTTCATTAGTCTTAGAGATAAATGGTTCTGATGTTCATACAGTTAGTTTAGCAGGTGCATATAATAACGTCGGTGCCGGAGAACCAGGCTCAGGAACAGGCACATCGTTTACCAGTAATAGCGGATTTTTTGACTTAAGTGTCTGGAGGCCTGCAGAGTGGGATAATGAAGTTCCCTATTATCCTGAGACACATAGGACAGGAAAATATAGAGTACATACAGGACATCAGCGAAATGGATGGAATTATGCAAGAGTAAAGCACGTTGGCACCTGGGGAACAAGAACAACAAATTATGTTGAATGGGTAAATGACAGTGATTCAAATGCACTAAGCGCGGATGGGTTGACTCTACAGCCCTTTGGAGATGATAATTTGTTTTACCTAAGCGGTGTAAAGTATTTTATTGAACCGAGCGGGAGTATCGAAGTCAGGGTTTCAAATCTATATAAAAATGTTTACTCAGATAGCAATTCAGCAATATCATTTACAAACCTGACAAATGCGACAGGTGTAAGGATTATTCAGGCAGGAACCGGTCTATCATCGACAAAGTCAACTAACTCTTCTACAGATAGTCTTCAAACACTAAGCACCACAGCAAATTCTCAAAATGCTGACGCTCACGCTACCGGATCAATTCAATTTTCACGATCATCGTCTCTTAGTGGATCTTTTTCAACTTCATACAGCGCTTCAGGCTCTTTGGTTTTTGATCATCCGCTTAAGACAAACTTAACAACGTCAGTTGTGACATCGTCAATTCTTCACGTCTATTCTGCAAGCGATAATTCAAATGCAAATACTACTGAGTATTTTAACGGAGAAGCGTTCAGAATTCAGAGTGGAAGCTTTTCTACACAGGCAAATGTTACCTCTATTTCTTATAACTGGTCATCTACGGGATCAATAAACGATAATAGTAATTTTTCTGGGTACTACACAGGTCTCATGCTCTATGATGGAAAGTTAATAAGCCCACTAAAGGGCGGAAACAGCGGAGATTTTAGAAGATATAGTGAGGGAGGAGTTCTTGACGGTCCACCAAGTAATGTAAACTATAGCTCACTTGGTGTTTCAACTAGAGAATATTACAGAGGATTTTTAAATAATACTACAAATGACAGGCCAAGTGTGACAGTTACAATATACGGAGATGCCACAATTGTAGGAAAGACAGGAGCAAACGCTGCTTCACTAGGCACTAATAAGAATATTTTTGTTGAAGTCAATATTCCCGCAAAGACAGCATTTTTAGACTTAGGAAAGCCATCAGCAGGCGCAGGAAATACTAGTGCAGGAGATGGATGCCTAAGTGGCGATCTTGATTCAACTGTTGATGGAGGAGGTGCAGGAAATACATGCACATTTAATGGGTCTACTGTAGATGGAACTGTCTCTGGTGCAGAATATCTTGTGATAAAGATATCTGCTCATAAGAGCTGGACTGGGTACGTTTCACAGGTAAGCGTGAGCTGGAGCTAGAATGGCAGGAAAAAGTAATACCTCAGCAACATTTTTTGCACAGAAGAAGCTTCTTGGAAAAGCTCACACATCAAATCTTAAAGTCGATGGTGAGGAAGTCATTGGATCAAATATCCAGGCTGCATCAACGCTTATATTTGGAGAGGATATACCGACAGGACCAAGTCAGACGCTTTGGCTTCTTCAAAGTGCTTCAAACGGCGGACCTCCAACTGTTGAGTATATTCAATTTATTCTCACAGCCCTGACAGGAACTACATACGACGCCGACTCTTCTGGCGGCGGTGCCGGGTCAGATTCAGGTGAATCTTCTCAGTCGTCTGGTCCTCACTGTTATAAGTTTGTAATGCCTTCCGACTATACATCCAACTCTAGCAATTCTAGGGAGGGAAATGGAACATTTAATAATAGCAAGATTGTTCACGAAACTCTTGGTGCACTTCAGCTAATTCCCCCATTCTTTTCACAGGATTCACCCAATCCGTATATAGTGAAAATTTTTGAAGATGACAGCGGCGATGTCGGTGATGAGATTCCTCTTTTGGATAATATTGACTGGAACGTAGACTACTACAACGGAGTTTTATTCTTACAAGATTACGACTCAGGTAAGATACCTGCGCATGCAAAAGCTTTTGCCTATGTCGGAAAAATGCTTAATGAAGTTGTTTCTAGTGGAAGCAGTGGAGGAGGAGACGGAGATCCAAATGCCACATATCTTGTTAAAACAGCAACAGGCTCACTAAGTGCAGAGAGGGCTTTAGTTGCAGGAACTGGATTAAGCTCAGCAGATGCTGGTGCAAATGGTAATTTCACGCTGTCTGTAAATAACTCTATTATTGCAACTCTTACAGGTTCAGTATTTTCTGGTCCTGTAAAGTCTTCTCAGATAACCGGGTCCATTACAAAGATATTTGACGGAACAAGCTACATTAGGTCTGCAGGTGCCGCCTCTGTTTCTTCTGGATCTGGGGGTGCAATTACAATATCATCCCCGAGCTATGTATTTAGTGAGTACCTTGGCATGAGTAATGGATCAAATACAAAATTTACATTCAATTATCAACCTGACAATGTGAAAAATGTCTCTGTTTTCGTTAACGGTATTTTCCAAGCACCAGCAACGTCGATTACTAGTGCAGGATATCAAGATTATTCTGTGACAGGATCAAATATGTACTTTACTACTGGGTCACTGCCTGAATCTGGTAGTGTAATTTTTGCAAATTATTCAACAAATAGCAGCATATCATAGATCTGTGAACAAAGTTCAGGAAGTGTGAAAACATTTCTTTCATTTCCGAACTTATCATGCTAATTGATACTTATCCTTAGATGCCATGTGGCTTCAAATCTAAGTTAAAAATGAAAGAATATTCGACTCCAGACCTATCCACTGCTGCCTTTTTATTGATGAGAGGAATCAGGCTTATACATGCCAGTAAGCTCCCGTCAGGAAAATTTATTTTTACATTCAGCGATCCGGATCAGAAGTGTCAAAGTCTCTCATTAGAGTTTCTTAATTCAGAGTTTTCTGACTATGATAATCATGTCAGGAATCTAAAGAGGATGATATATAGTAGTTGAGACCCAGTGTGCGGTCTAAGGTTAAGTTAGTTTTCCGTTAATGTTATAGATTAGTTTCGTTAAAGACACGTTAGGTTATATGTCAAATTTGCGTGTTGCAAATTGACAAGCCAATAATCTATAAGAAAAGGAAAATTATAATGGCGATGAAAACAAAGGTAAGGTTGTCCCAGGTCTCAGGATCTATCCCAACCGACTCCGAATCAGCAGCAGCTTCTACAAGTCTTGCACTTGATAATGCTCGTGAGATTCTAAATCACATGGCTTCTTCTATTAAGAGAATCCACGGTGCAGCAACTTGGTCAGCAGCTGCTTCAGGTTCATTCTCAACAAACATCTACCCAGCTTCAGATGACGGAGCTGCTCTAGGTTTCACTGATAAGAACTGGTCAGATCTCTATCTTGCTGATGGAGCTGTCATCAATCTTGGAGACGATCAGGATGTTACACTAACTCACGTTGTCGACACAGGCGTTCTTCTCAGTTCAACTGATCAGTTTCAGTTTGGTGATTCAGGCACATACATTCACCAGGCAGCTGATGGCGAGCTTGATATTGTCTCTGACGGCAACATTGATCTTGCTGTTGGTGCAGCCGGTGTTATTGTTCGAGGAACAACTCCAAAAGTAACAATCGGTGATGCAGGTGCAGAAGACACCTTCCTGGTATTCGACGGAAACTCACAGGACTATCGTATCGGTCTCGATGACGGAACTGATAAGCTTGAGATTGGTGTCGGAGCTACTCACGGTACAACAACTGCTATAACAGTCGACGCTTCTCAGCAAGTTGTCGTTGTTGCAGCTACCGAGGCAACTAGTGCAACAGATGGTGCACTTGTTTCAACAGGTGGTCTTTCTGTTGCTAAGAGTGTGGTTATCGGTGATGATCTTGATCTTCTATCTGATGGCGCAATCATGAATATCGGCTCTACTTCAAAGTTCACTATTACTGCTGCTGATGCTAACAATGCTGTAGTTGCTTCTGCTAACCATAGACTTGCATTTGGTAATGCCGGTGAGTATATTTACGGTGACGGAACTGATATGAAGGTCATATCAAGCGGTGACGTTGATATAACAGCTACTCTGGTTGATGTAACTGGTGCCGGTACATTTAGCGGCATTCTTAAAACTGATGATACTACTGAAGCAACTTCAGCAACTGATGGTTCACTTCAAACTGACGGCGGCTTGAGTGTTGCAAAGAGTGCAGTTATTGGTGATGATTTGGATCTTCTATCTGATGGCGCAATCATGAACATTGGAAGCACATCTAAGTTCACTTTGACAGCTGCAGATGCCAACAACGCCGTAGTTGTTACAGCAAACCACCGTCTCGCACTTGGTGATGCTGGTGAGTATATTTACGGTGACGGAACCGATATGAAGATTATATCAAGCGGTGATGTTGACGTAACAGCTACATTGTTTGATGTAACTGGTGGAGGTGCTTTCAGTGGAAACCTTACTGTTGCTGGAAATCTTGATGTTAATGGAACAACGACTACGCTTGACACAGAAAACATGACTGTTCAAGACTCAATCATTGCTCTCGGTGTTTCAGGGTCTGTTTCAGGGTCTTCCGGATCATTCTCTAACGTTGGTGATAGAGCTATCATCTTCGCAAGAGGGTCAGCAGTTCACTCGTTTATGCCGGCTCTCAATTACGCAAGTGATAGTGTTTTTGAAATGGCAACGTTCTCTGCTTCTGCTGCGTCAGGTACAATGGGAACCGCGAAGGCAGGTATAGACGTTAGGGCAGGAAGTGTTCAGCCAATTGCTTCTGACGGAGCAGCACTTGGTTCTACATCACTCAAGTGGTCAGATCTATTCCTCGCTTCAGGTGCTGTTGTTAACTTTGATAGCGGCAATGCCACACTTACACATGCAGCAGGGCTCTTGACGTCAAACGTTGAGACTAGAGTTGCTAAGCTGTCTATTGATAGCGCAAACGACTATATCGATGTTGACACTGATCTTAAGATCATTGCCGCTGCAGATGTCGTTATTGATCCTGGTGGTGGAGAGCTAAAGGTTGACGGTAACGTTATTCCTAACAGTGATTCCGCTGACTCACTCGGTGCTTCTGGTACTGCTTGGTTGAAGCTATGGGTTGATGACATTGATCTAAACGGTCAGGGCTCAATCAGCATGGGTGGATCAGGTCGTATTGATCTTGATGGAGATGATGATACTTCAATCCGCGCTTCAGCAGACGATGTTATTACGTTTGAAGCTGGTGGAAGCGATGTAATGTCCATGGATGCTTCATCACTCTATCCTGCGGGAGACGATGGTGCGGCACTCGGATCTGCAAACCAGAACTGGTCTGATCTCTATCTAGCAGATGCTGCTGTAGTTAACTTGGGTGATGATCAAGATGTTACACTGACGCATGTTCATGACCAGGGTCTTCTTCTTGGGGGAACTGCTACTACTAGAGCACTAATGTTCGGAGACAGTGGTACCTACATCCATCAGCCAGCTGATGGTGAGCTTGATATTATCTCTGATGGTAATATTGATCTTAGTGTCGGTGCAGCTGGTGTTATTGTTCGAGGAACTGCACCTAAGGTAACCATCGGTGATGCTGGTGAGGAAGATACCATGCTGGTCTTTGACGGACACGCTCAAGACTTCCGTATCGGTCTAGATGACGGAACAGACGTCCTAGAGATGGGTGTTGGATCTGCTCATGGTACCACAACTTCTCTGAAGCTTGATGCATCTTTGAACGTTGATGTTGCTGGTCATAACGGAACTCTCGGGCTTAAGCTTGGTGGAACTACTGTTACTTCAACTGCTGCAGAGATCAATCTTCTAGATGGGGGAACTTCAGTCGGTGCTGGAATCACACTTGTCGATGGCGATGGTATCTTTGTCAATGATGGTGGAGCATCCAAGCTTCAGCCAGTATCAGATCTTGCCTCATATATCATTGGAAAGAGACAGAAGTCAATTGTTTCTGGATCTGCTGTTAACGCTGATACAAACGTTGCAACCGGTCTTGACGACTGGTCCGACGCAAATGTCAATGCCAAGGAGGTTTACGTCAACGGTCAGCTTATGACACCAGGAAATGACTCTGCCTCTAATGGTGACTGGTACCCTGGGAGCGCCGATAACGTTAAGTTTGAATTCGCTATTCAATCTGACGACATCATTCAGTTTGTTGTCTGGTACTAATTTAAGCTTTAGATAAAAATACTTTTTGGGGGACCTCATTTGGGGTCCCCCATTTTTATGCTTTCTAGGATATAAACGAATGACAAAGTAGTCAGTATTATATTACTTACATTCCAGAAAATTATTGAGGTGTGATGTGGAGTTTGAAAACAGGTATCTTGAGAGATTGATTAATGATCTTAGTAGTGCTAGAGATGATAAAAAAGGCTCAGTGGCTGGAAGGGATTCCATTTTTGGTCTAGAAATAGCTTTTGAAAAGATTAAGGAAAAATGTGTTGAAGAAGTCATAAGAGTTAAAGAGACAAATGAAGAGTTGGCAAAATATGTTGAAATATTTTCAAATTCAATACTAACAACGATGATAGATCTAAAGACTAGTGAAGGCGGGCTTGTTGAAAGGGTCGAAAATCAGGTTGAGATTCTTGATGAGATGATTTCAGATGCAGCAGCCAAAAGAGAGGCCCTCCTTCTTGAGATAAAGAGTGAAATGGAAAAGGCTAAGGAGGAAAATATTTCTCCAACAGCTAGAATGGCCAGGGCTGCTCTTCCACAAAAGAGCTCAAAAAAAAAGAAAAGTCAAGAAAAATAAGAAAGATAGGTGAGAAACCTGAAAGACTGAAGACAATAAGAAACTTTCAAAATAAAAATATTGAAATAGACGCTCAATAGAGAGCTATTTATCTTTAAAGGTGGTAAATTTAAAAAATGCCCATTACACTAGTTAAAAGCGTCAATTTTGGATCTGGCCTGACAGGTCTCACAACTGTGGGATATAGGCTATTCAGTTCGACGGGTGCCTTAAGTGGGTCAAGAGTGACCAGCGGTGTAGGAGAAATCCTTGGAGGAACAGGTATTTACAGTGCCAGCGTTTATTTTTCTTCAGACTTCAAGGGGTCAATTTTATGGGACACAGGGGGATCTTCTCCTGCATATGCAACTGAGGATTACAATCCCCAACCTGAGCAGATAGACTTTATTAAGAATATTGAGGGAGGAAAGTGGAAATTAAACAAGACTACAAAAATCATGACCTTCTATGCAGATGACAATCAAACAGTAGTTGCCAAATTTGGAATGTCAGGAAGCGACGGATCACCTTCTGTTGAGAATGTCTTTGAAAGAAATAGACTGGACTAGATTAAATGTCTATTCTCACCCGTGGTTTCGGTGAAGGCGGAGGCTTAATAACTAGGGGTCATGGTGTAATCATCCAGGCTGTTGAAGTTCTTACTGCTTATACTTCACAAGTAGCAAGAAAATATTCTGATGATATTTTTAAATTAACTGATGAAGTAATTGACCTATACAAGATCACTGTATCACTAATTTCAATCAATGGAGAATATTTACCCTTTCCAGAGTCAAAAATAGCTCAAGGATCAATAAATAGAAGTAAAGACATTGCCGTTTCAGTTAATAACTTTGCTGTTTCTAATGTCTATAAGCCTGCCTATAAGATAGTTATAGATGTGCTAGGCGTTAAGAAAGGGATTAAATAGACATGAGTACTATAGATCTTACATTAGATAATAATAATGAGCTTACTTTCCAGGTAAATATTGAAGGAAGCTCTCCTGCAAAGCCCTCTTGCAGATTTTTAATAGAGGGTGAGGAAATGTCATTTGCCTTTCCCGGAGAGATGGCAAATGATGGAATAGTTCATGTTAACATTCCACCTCTAGAAAAGGTTTTAAATGAGGGATCCTATAATTCCGGATTAGAAGTTATTGTTGACGATCGTGTATTTGTTCCGCTAACACTGACAGCAAATTTTGAAAAATCTGTTAAGGTTACTGCTGAAGCTGTCAATAGAAGGAGGAGACCCTCTACGTCTGCAACAGCACAGCTAATAGGGACATCTGTAAAAAATAGGGGATCACGAGGTCAAACACTAATAGGTGAATCACTAAGTACACCTTCAGTAAAAGTTGTCAATAAAGAATCTAAAAACAGACAAAGAATAAAAGATCAACCCAGAGATACTAATAAAGAAACTAATATGAATAATCTATCTGAAAATCAGATAAGGAATTTAATTAGAAACATGATAGACAGCAAGCAATAAAACAAAGGAGTGAAACATGATGGATTTTATTTTTATATCTTACACATTACTTGGTATTTTATATTTTATACTTTTTATTAGAAATCTCTGTGACTGTAATAGCATTCTTGAGTCATCTAAATCTAGAGAAATGAAGAATTTAGCAAAAAGTGAAATAACCAGAACAAGAAACGATATTGTACTATGTCTCGTATGGCCGTATTTACTATATAGAGATATCTCTCTTGCAAGAAGGGCATTGCAATCTTTAAAATAATAAGATGCAAAAAATAAAAAAGCTGTTATTTAAAATGAGATATCTTGAAGAACATCTTGATGAATGTCAGTCTATTTTTGAAAATGCTAAAATAGAGTTTAATAATGCAATTAGGCAATTGCACTACAATTTAAATGTATTTGATAGTGCACTTGATCCCAGCCCTAGCACCAAAGAGACAGATAGCTCTAAAAATGTAGATGTTGAAGCTGATATATGTCAAAAAGAAAAATCTAAACACCCAAAATGGGCAAAGAAAATCTTTAGGGACATAGTAAAGGAGACACATCCTGACCACTTTCCAAAAGGTCTAAGGGACTCTAGAAAGAAAAACTTGACAGAAATTTATGAGAAAACAATTAAGTCCTATAGTGAGAAATCATATGCAGAATTAATTGAATCTGCTTTTCGGCTAGGGATCGATGTAGATTGTGAAGCCAGGAATCAGACAGCTACAATAAAGAAAAAGATCGACTTTATTCAAAATGAAATCGCTACCATTAAAAAAAGCCTATATTGGCAGTGGGCACACTCTAATGATGACATGAAACAGTCAATTCTAAAAAAGCTTGTTGATGTTCGAGGATGGACATCAACAGATTCTGGAAGAAAGAAGTCTAGAAAAGGTTCAGGAAATCATCCTGGAAAGTCAATATCTTGGGCCAGAAAGAAATTTAAAAACGTGTCAGACATACCTAGTGATGATGAATGTGAAGAGTAGAAATGAAAGACATTGAATCTATTATTATCATAATCGTGTTTATGATATCACTATCTTTTGTCTTAAACTTTATTGGAAGCACACTTATTGACATTATGCACTCTATTTTTCACAAGCAAGGTCAAAGAAAGCATCGATTGAACAATATCAAAAATCCTCAGTATGATATTTCTGAGGATGATAATGACCTGGATACCTCCGAAATCCCCGTACAATCTAATTCAAGAGCATCTTTGGAATGATCCATGGAAAATATTTGTAGCTTGCATTTTTTGCAATCTTACAAAAAGGGTTGAATCTGAGCCCTATATGTGGAAATTTTTTAAGCTATATCCGACACCAGAAAAAGCATCTAAGGCAAATCCTGATAAACTACAAAAGATGATTCAGCCGCTAGGATTGTCTAAGAGACGTTCTAGGGCACTTATCAAAATGTCCAATGATTACCTAATGAAAGACTGGAGAGATAAGCCAGAATCTCTCTACGGAATAGGGAAGTATGCCTCAGATGCGTATAGAATATTCTGCATGGGTGACTGGAGAAATGTTGATCCAAAAGACGGTGCTCTTGTCAGCTATCATGATTTTTTAAAATCTACCGTTCCTTAGGTTCAAACTTTCTCAACCTTGAAACACCGTCGTCTATTGTAACATACGTCTGGTGTGTAACCCAGTCACCAGCATTGATGTATGTTTTGATGTTTTGATCTTCATCAATCCATATGACTGCTTCTGGTATATGTGTATGTCCCATTATAAAGACGTCAATGTCTGGGTGATGCCTGAGAATGTGAATTATACTTCTTAGCTTGTGCTTTTTAATTTGAATTTCTGTCCACCATGTAGTAAAGTCAAAATTAAAAGTAAATTCAAGAATATTTTGAATAACAGACAAGATCTTAATGAACATTCTATTCGCGAAGACTCCCCTATCGTACATGTCACCGTGCTCTATTCTAAATCTCCGCTTTCCTTCTTGAAATTCATACTTTTTGACAAACTTAATATTAAAAAACTTTTTACCGACGACACCGACAAGACTTTCGTCATGATTTCCTACAACATATATGATTTCTTTATTTCTGTTAATTGAGCTTAATATTTCCATACATTTTTCAGTAAACGTTGGTATCTTAATAAAGTCTATAATATCTCCAGCTAAGATGAGCTGATCAAAATTTTCATTCTCTAGAAACTCTAAAAGCTCTTCTGATTTATAGAACCTGCTGCCGATGTGTGTATCAGAAATGATAACTCTTTTCATTGAACAAGCCTTTGATATAAATTATACTATTAATTATGGCTGGTGGATACAGTCAATGATTTTTAGTTTATAATCAAATTGAACATTAAGGAGAATAAAAATGAACTATAGCCTTTCAAATGAAGTTATTGCACATCTTGCCAAAGTTTTGCAAATGGCAATCTTAAGCGGGACTGATGTTATCGACCATCTAAGAATGATTAATGTTACACCGTCTGAAGAGACTGATGGGGAGCTAGTTCTTACTAGTGAGTATCGTGAAATATCAGATAGTCAAGTTCAAAAAATGCTTGAAAATGTAAGTGCATTGTCAATTGAAGACTGAAATTTAAGATGGATAGACTTGATGAAATGTTTGATCGAAGACATGAATTTATGGACGTCTTAAACCAAAAGATCCCAGGAGCTTCTCCACTAGACCTAGATCTAAGTAAAAAAGAAGATCAGCAAATTTGTCGAGATGTTGCTCTTCGAGGTGTCGAAGAAATGTTCGAAGCTCTTCAGCATCTTAAAAACTGGAAGCCCCATAGAGTTACAGATATTTCTGGATTTGATAGAGAGAAATTTCTTGAAGAAATGGTAGATGCTTTCAATTATTTTTTCTCTCTACTCATTATGACTGGATTTGACGCTGAAGATCTGTTTAGAGAATACTGTAGAAAAGATAGTGTAATTCATAAAAGACTAGAGGAGGGATATTAGCGTCTTTCATGTACTTTAGTATATACCTGAATTATAATAGATTTAGGAGGTATTATGAGAGATTTAGGATATTTTTTTAATCGTCAGAATAAATTTTCTGATCTTTTCTTTAAAAGTGAAGACATGACTGAAGCAGAGAGAGAGGAGATGACAAAATCTCTTGCACTTGCTCTTCACGCTGAAGTTTCTGAACTGATAAGCGCAGTTAATTTTAAGGACCATAGGCAGCTTAAGAATGCTGCTGATCCTTCAAAGATTCTATATGAATCAGTTGATGTTTTTAGGTACTTATTGGCAATTTTAAATCTTTGGAATATTGACCCTGGATCAGTCATAGATGCTTTTGATGATAAAGACATGTTTCTTCACATGAGACATCAAATAGAATCTCAATTTTGGGATGGACAACCCGTCCTTGTGTTTGATATTGATGACGTAATTGCACACTTTAGATCTAACTTTATCGACTGGCTTGAGTCTGAGAAGGGAATAGTTGTCGACAGTAAATCTACAGAGTACTACACGACTATAGAAGTTAAAGAAGCTGGGCTGAATCCAGAAGAAGTGTTTGATGACTTTATAGCTGATCGAAATTTAAGACACCTTACATCCGACAGCGGGGTAGTTGATGTTATAAACTATTTTTATGACAAGGGTTGTTGGATTCAGCTTCTTACTGCAAGACCAGGAGATGTTCTTCAGTGCAAGTATGATACGTATAGATGGCTTAGTACACTGGGTATGAAATTTCATAGAGTTGATTTTAGTGCTGAGAAGTACAGGTGGCTAACAAAATCCGAATATTTTGATTCCGGCCAGATTGTTTGTGCAATTGATGATTCAGCTAAGCACTCTGCTGAATATGCAAAGCATGGAGTCATAACACTTTCTCCAGTTACTTCATACAATAGAGAGCTGGAAGATGTTGAAGGTGTCATGATGTATTATGGCCCAAGTCAGCTAAAGACCCTTATTGACGCACTTCTAGTAAAGGGAAAATTTATATGAAAAAGAGGTGAACAAAGGACCATTTTCGTGTAACAATCAATTATAAAAGGAGATATAAATGCCCCAGAATCGTGATTTAGACCCAATTGAGCTTCCAATGAAGCTAAAGTTTGGTCAAGATCCTTCAACTGAATTTTTTAACAATCTTTCAGCTCTAACAGTTGAATTAGTTGACCACCCAACGAGAGAGCAAGCTCGAAATGTTGCATGGCAGTATGTCAAAGCAACATGGGCTGATCATGCTGATGATACATCACCCTATGTCGACGAGCTTCGACCCACTAGCCAGGATCTTTCAGAAAATCTTGAAGATGTTCTTTGTTTCAGGGCGCTTCCAACACCCATGGAGTGCTTTGGGTTTACATTTAAGCTTAGCGGGCTTTCTTTTCAGGAGGTCACTCATATTATTAGACATCGTGCAGGATCTTTTGCAGCACAGTGCACAGGTGATAGAGACCTAAGAGACGATCCTGCTGTCATACCAGAGGCAGTAGAAAATTCACCAGAATTTTTGAGAAGGTGGAAGCAGATTGTGCTAGACTCTAAGCAGCTCTATTCAGATATGACTGACTCAAAGGCGGTTTCAATGATGGATGCTAGAATGATTCTTCCAAAGTGTATGACATCTTTTTACTTAATGAGACTTAATCTCAAAGATCTGCTTGGGTTCATTAAGCAAAGACAAGATATTCAGATTCAACCCGCTGCAGATAATCTTCTTGCTGCAATGATGGCAAAAGAACTCATTAAGGTTCTCCCCGAAGCTTCTGTGAGAATTGATTTTAACTCTCCAGACATGCACTACATAAAGACATTTCGAATAAAGCAGGGAGATAGGTGGATTAGTCGAGGAACAAATTTGTACTGGCCTGAGCCCAAGAATGATAGATTTGAATATCATCCAAGTGACACAATCTACCAGTCTCGTAGAGAAAAGATTAATGGAACAAATAGACCTAGCGGTCCAACTAAATTTGAGAAGATATGGAATGATATTATGGATGAAATTTCTACAATGAAGATTTCATATAAAAATTACATGAATGGAGAATGTACATGAAAGCGTATATTGCAAGCTCTTGGTTCACACCGGCTGCATTTGAAGAAGTTGAAACAATTAAGTCACTTTTAACAAAACACAGGTTTGATTATTTTTCACCTAAGGATTTTTTTATATGTCCCCCAACAGCTGATCTTAAGACACAAAGGGAAACATTTGAAGGAAATGTTGAGCATATTCTTGGAAATGATTTTGTAATTTGTAATACACGAGACAAGGATATGGGAAGTATATTTGAAGCTGGTGTTGCATTTCAATCTGATACTCCAATAGTTTATTTTTGTGCAGGACTTCCAGAGGGAGCAACATTTAATCTAATGTTAGCACAGTCAGGCGTGAAGGTTTGTACTTCTTTTGATGACCTGGATGACTATCTCTCTAGATGTGCTGATTTAGAAATGCTTATTATTGAGCCGTATTATGGAAGTATCGAATAAAGTATTTGCTCTCATACGATATGAGGGATCTTTTAAAAGTTTAGTTGGAATATTTTCTACATGCGAGTGTGCAAAAGAAGAAGTAGAAAAAGAAGATAGGCGTGATGTTCTATTTTCCATTCAAGAGAGGGTGATAAATTCTACCAATGAACCAGAATATGAAATAGAAGTCAAATATGCACTGGATGGTCAAAAATCTGAGATGATAGTAACAAGAAACTCTGTTGAGAATAATAGTTGAAAAAAGATTATTATGACTTACTGGGTGTCAAGAGAGATTCATCTCAGAGCGAGATCAAGAAAGCGTATAGACAGCTAGCTTTAAAGCATCATCCCGATAAAAATCCAGATAATCCGAGTGCAGAATTAAAATTTAAAGAAGCTGCAGAGGCGTATTCTGTTCTTTCTGATAGTGAAAAAAGAAAGAATTATGACATGTACGGTCACGACGGCGTTGAACACAGCTTTTCTGGATTTGACCCTAGAGATATCTTTGGTCATTTTGAGAATATGTTTGGAGGATTTGATCATTTCTCCGATAGACAGAGAAGATGGCGAAATGTTAGACAAAGAGGTTCTGATACTAGATTTAAGGTAAAGATAGATCTTGAAGAAGTTTTGTCTGGATGTAGTAGAAAAGTTCTCATTAAAAAAATAGTCAGCTGTCAGATCTGCAAGGGCCAAGGGTTCAAAGATAAATCAGACACTACTAGATGTGCACAGTGTAAGGGATCAGGAAGAATTCAGCAAGCTGTTAGAGGATTTATGACAATTGCATCTCCCTGTCACTCTTGTGCCGGACATGGATTTGTCGTTACCAAGACATGCAAGTGCTGTCACGGATCTGGAGCAATAAAAGAAAGAAAGGATATCAACGTCACAATACCACCAGGTGTTCATACAGGAAATATTCTTAAGCTTTCTGGAATGGGAAATAAAGAGTCAACAGCAGAAATAGCAGGAGACGCACTCATAGAAATTGAAGTCAATGAGCATTCAAAGTTCCATCGAAAAGGTGTCGACATTCACAGCCACACCTCTATCTCATATAGCGAAGCAGTCCTCGGAACAAGGATAAGTGTCGGGTGTCTCGATGGAAAGTCTGCAATAACGATCCCGCCGGGAATACAGCCGGGAGAGATAGTCGAGATAAGCGGGGAAGGCCTACCTGTAAAGTTAAACTCTTCAGACAGGGGAGTACATCATGTTCATATTTCAGTAAGTGTTCCTAAAGAAATATCACAAGAAGAAAGAGAATTGATTGAAAATCTAGAGTCTCTAAGGCTTAGAAAAAGATTTATTGATTGACCCTATTTCATGTAAATTTCTTCAATTTGGTTTAAAATTATCATAGGAGGTAGTTGATAGTGTTTAATAAGTTTTCTGTGCCCAAGAGATTCGTAGGTCTTCATGCACATGATGGTAGTTCTGTATACGATGGTCTTGGATATCCCAATGAACATATCGATTTTGTTCTTGAAAACGGGATGGATGCTTTTGCATTAACAAATCACGGACATATGAATTCTTCTGCTCATGCTCACAATTATGCTAAGAAGCTAAAGAATAAGGGCATGGGATATAGGCATATCTACGGATGTGAATGCTATTTCGTAGATGACCTAGATGAATGGAGAAGCGACTATAATGAGTATCGAGAAAAAGTTAGACAGGAAAAGGTGCTTCAAAAGAAATCAAAGAGTGAGATATCTGAGGGTGATGAGAGTGAAGGTCTAGTCATTGAGAATGAAGATGAATCAAAGGCAGATCGTGGAACGTACCCATCGTGGAAGAAGCGGTACCATCTTGTAGTTCTTGCTAAGAACTATAAAGGGCTGCAGAATCTCTTTAGATTGGTCAAGAGATCATACAAGGAAGGGTTCTATAGGTTTCCTCGTATTGATTACAAGATGCTCAAAGAGCACTCTGAGGGACTTATAGTCTCAACAGCTTGTGTTGGGGGTCGGCCGTCTGGCCATATATTCCAACACTTTGAAGGAAAGAGCTTTAATGAACTAACTCCTGATCTCGTAGATGACCCAGTCGTTCTCAATCAAATTATGAGAAAGCTTGAGAATATGACAGATAGATTTGTTGATGCTGTAGGCGAGGAAAATTTCTTTCTTGAAATTCAATTCAATGACCTTGTTGCTCAAAATCTTGCCAATAGGTGCATCATTAATCTTTCTGAAAAGACAGGGATCCCACTTCTTGCAACAGCTGATTCCCACTACTGTAACCCAGATATGTGGGAAGCAAGAGAGATGTATAGGCTGCTTGGAAGAATGGGGTCTCGTGGAGATGAAATGCCCAAGATTCCTAAAAAGGAAGATTTAAAGTGTGAGCTCTATCCTAAAAATGCACAGCAGATGTGGGATGAATTTGGAAAGAGTTACGATAAATATGACTTCTACAAGGGTAGCGAAGAAGCTGTTCGCGGAGCAATTGAGAAATCTTACGGAATTGCATGGGATATGTGTGAAGAAGTCTGGTTTGACGGATCAGCAAAACTTCCAAACTTTGGAACGCCTGAGAAATCTGCGTTTGCCCAGCTAGTTGAACAGGTAAAAGAGGGAATGGTTAAAGATGGTCTTCATGAAAAACCTGAGTACGTCGAACGAGTAAGGGAGGAAATGTCTGTCATCAAGAAGCTAGGGTTTGAGAATTACTTTTTAACACTAACTAAGGTATTTGAAAAGTCACAACATAGAACTCTACTCGGGCCAGGTCGAGGATCCGGAGGCGGAAGCCTGGTCAATTATGTCCTTGGGATTACACATATTGATCCAATTCAGTATGGCCTTCTATTTGAGAGGTTTCTAGGTATTCACAAAGCATCATGGCCTGATATTGACTCTGATGTAGGTGATAGAGATGTTCTTATTGACGTTTCTCGTGAGCTTTTTGGTGAAGACTCTGTCATACCTGTTTCTAATTTTAATACTTTGAAGTTAAAATCCCTTATCAAGGATGTCTCTAAGTTCTATGGAATTCCGTTTGATAAGATAAATGCTCTAACTGGACCACTTGAGAGAGAGGTTATGCCACGAGCCATGGGTGATCATGAAGAAAGGTCTACGTATGTCTTAACACACGAAGACTGTATGAAGTATAGTGATCCCTATAAAGAGTTCATGGATGAATATCCAAAGATTGCAGAGCATATTAAGTCCTTATTTATGGAGCCAAGGTCGATCGGTCGACATGCAGGAGGTGTTCTAGTATGTCCAGATCTTGAGAGCAGCATGCCAGTCATTAAGGTCAGGGGCGAACTTCAAACACCCTGGTCTGAGGGAATGAACTGGAGGCATCTTGAAGAGAATGGATTTCTCAAGTTTGACTTTCTAGGACTTGCAACGCTTAAGATGGTAGAAGATTCCATCAGACTTATCCTAAGAAATCAGGGAGTAGAAAATCCTACATTTGATGATATCAATAAATTCTTTGATGAAAATATAAACAGTAGATTTCATAAGATGGATGATCAAAAAGTCTGGGAATATGTTTACCATGATGGAAGGTTTGTCCAGGTTTTTCAATTCACAAATACAGGCGCTAGAAACTTCTGTGTTGCAGCAAAGCCCAGGTCAATTGAAGATCTTGCTACAATCACTGCAATCTATCGTCCAGGGCCCCTTGCTGCAAACGTTCACAGGAAGTATGTAAGAGCAGGCAAGGATATTGAAAATATCACATATGACCACCCTGTCCTTGAAGAACTTTTAAGTGAAAGTCGAGGATTTGTCGTCTTCCAGGAGCAGTTTATGCTTATTGCTCAAAATCTTTGCGGATTCGACAAGGGAGCATCAGATAAGATGAGAAAGACTCTTGTCAAGAAGTCTCTCGATATGAATGAAAAGAAGGCAAAAGAAAGGGCTGACCTAAGAAAGAAATTCATTACAGGCGCTGTTGATCTATCTGGAATGGAAGAGGATAAAGCGACTAAGCTTTATGAAACAATCGAGGCATTCTCTGCTTACGGATTCAATAAATCACATGCTGTTGCATACGCCGTTGATTCGTACTATTCCGCATGGCTTCACACATACTATGAGAAGGAGTGGCTTGCCACATGTCTTCAGACATGGAATGGATCTCCAAAGTTTGCAAAGATCATAGCTGAGATTAAGTCGCTAGGGTATAAGATTCTTCAACCAGACATTAACGCCTCTTCAGACGTATGGGTATATAGTGATGAAAGAGAGGGATTTGTTCCACCGCTTACTGCAATTAAGGGTGTTGGTGACTCTGCTGTTGCTGAGATTATGCAAAATAGACCCTATGATTCTCTTGATGATATTCTGTTTACAGAGGATGGAAAGTGGAAGTCTTCCAAGCTGAACAAGACAGCATTTGACTCTCTTTGCAAGGTCGAGGCTTTTGGCAGTGTGTCAGAAATGTCTAGCGGAGAGATTCAAAATCATAGACAGCTTCATGATATTATTGTTGGAAACTATGATCAGCTGAAGAAAGGCAGATACGGGATGACAAAAACAGCGCATAAGAAACTGCTTAAGACACAAGGCTCTGTTGAAGAGTTTGTTCCTAAGTTGATCATTGATAACTACGGATCTTCAGACTGGTCTAGAACGCTTAAGATAGGGTTTAGTGTTGAGCTAATGTCAGGTGCAGATGAGTCTCTTGTCTTTCCTCCTAAAATAATGGAAAAGATTAAGAAGTCTGAACTTAAGCCGATTACTGCACTCTCTGGAAAGACAAAGGATGTAGTCTGGTTCTGCATTCAGGAAATTATTGAGAAGAAGACCAAAAATGGAAAGATATTCTACAGAATGAGAGTCTGTGATAATAATTCTGAAAGCTGCTGGCTCAGAGTGTGGACAAAGTTTAAAGAGGTTCCAGACCCATATACGATATGGATTGCAGAAGTTGCATCAACTGAGTCATGGGGGTGTAGTACATCTTCCTATAAGATGTGGAAGATTAATGTGTGAGGTATTAAAATGCTAACGTTTCCAATTAACATGATTTCAATAGAGGGGCCAGACCTTTCTGGAAAGACAACCCTAATCAATGACATTCACAAGAAGACGAATTATCGGTGGCATCTAATGGATAGGTCAAAGCTTTCTAGAATGGTGTTTGCCAAGATGTATGATAGAGACGTTGAACAAACTACAAGAGAGTTCTACGAAGAAGTTAGTAATCTAAACAATAGATGTGTCTTTTTAATGCCCACATTCGAAGTTCTGGAGGAGAGATACAAAACTCGTGGTGATGAAATTCATACAATTGATACGCTAAGAGAGTCATACAATTTATTTTTTAAAGAATTTACTAGACTCCCATCTTTATCAAACGTCTATGGAATTATGAATGGTTCGTCTGGAAGATTAAGTAATATGGTTATTGACTATCACAATTGCATTGAAAAGTATCTAACACTCAAAGAGGTCTATGGTCAAGTACAAAATTTTGTCAAGCACTTTCCGAACAACGAATGCAATCAGCTAACATTCACGCTTCACGACAGCGGTGAGTTTAAAGAGTCAAACATAGCCTCTATGAGTGAAAAATCAGAAAAAGAATACTATCATAGAATTTATGACTCTTTAATGAATAAAATTGATGATGAACAGTCTGGAAAGAATCCATACTCAAGAAAAGAAGGTTTAGATTCAAGAAGGTATGTCTTTACAGAAGACACATGCATCTCAATGATTCATATTTTGAATAGGGATTCTGTTCTAGATGTGCGATTTGTTTGTAGATCTACTGATATTAATAATAAGTTTGAACATGATTTAAATTTCTTATACTTTATAGCTTCAGAGTGCTGGAATTTGCTTGGTGGTGGATGTAATTTTTGCAAAATGCATTTCACCTTAAACTCTGCACACATTCTTGAGTAAAATATAGTGAGGTAGAAATATGGAAAAGAGAGCTTTAGTTACGGGTGGGTGTGGATTCATCGGTTCAAATCTGACAAGAGAGCTTATTAAGCAGGGCTGGATGGTCGACATTGTAGATGACATGTCGAATGGTCACCTGGAGCTTCTAGAGGGATTAAATTTTAGAGTCATTCCCAGTTCAGAGTTTCTTATTGAGTTTAATAAGCAGTCTGGAAGGGGAAGGGAAACAGTTGTCGTTATTCAAGATGACTTTGCATCTCCGGGAATATCATATCAGATATCTAAAAAGATGTATGATGTTGTGTTCCACCAAGCTGCGATCCCTAGAGTTTTATTTTCTGTTGAAAATCCTGCAATGACAACAGATACAAATATTGGATCAACAGTTAAATTATTTGAAGCCTGCATCGGAAATGTTAAAAGAATTGTCTGGGCTTCATCCTCTTCAGTGTACGGAGGTGCTGATTTGATGCCTACTTCTGAGGATCATCCGAAGGATCCTAAATCTCCATACGCCTGGCAGAAATCTTCAATAGAAGATCTGTCTAGAGTTTTTTGCAATCTCTACAATATTGATATTGTATGCTTAAGATATTTTAACGTTTTTGGTCCAGGACAGTACGGAGATTCTCCCTATTCCACTGCAGTTTCTGCATGGTGCAATGCCATCTTAGAGGGAACACCCTTGAGAAGTGACGGTGACGGAACACAGTCAAGAGATCTTTGCTACATTGACAATGTCGTTCAGGCAAATATTTTAGCTGCAAATCGTGACGAAAGCTTTGAGGGACAATATTATAATATTGCGTGCGGAGATCGAACGACAAATAATCAAATTCTTAATTTCTTTAAAGATAGATTTTCTAATGTTGAAGTAGTCAATGCACCGTGGAGACCTGGAGATGTCATGCACACACAGGCTGATATTACAAGAGCTAGGGAGGATTTTGGATACGAACCTGTTGTGAGAATTTGGGAAGGACTAGAAAAAACGGTCGAGTGGTGGGATCTAAAGGATGAGTAAGGGAATTTGGAGAGGTAATTCTTCCAGACATATAAAGCCCTGGGGGGAAGAGGTTACCTGGGTAGGACCAAGTGCCTATGGAAAGATTTTAACAGTTAGCTCAGGAAAGAGCCTAAGCTTTAAGATGAATAAGGTTAAAACTGAGACACTATTTGTCGTCCAGGGAAGAATAATAGTTCAGTGTGCTGATCAAGGGTTCTTTGAAGATCCACCAAACTATCCAATGCGTGAAATGGTGTGTACTCAAGGGGAGTGTCTAAGCATTCAGTCTGAATGTCCATATAGAATAACTGCAGAAATTGATTCAATAATATTTGAAATAGGGGACATGCCGCATGATGCATCCTTTAGAATTATAGATGACTATGGCAGAGAAGACAAGTCTCTTTCACATCTTGCGGAGATTATAATTGAGAATTCCTGAGTTTATCATTTTTACTGGCCCTATGTTCGGATCTAAGACGACTAGGTTGCTCGCTGTCCTAGACCGCTTCAGGTACCAAAATAGAAATATTACATGCTTTAAGCCTGCCATGGATGATAGATATTCTTCTGGAGAAATCTGTACACACTCAGGTGGAAAGATTGACGCTGTTTGTGTAAAAACAGGTGAAGATATATTAAAATACTTACAGGATAAAGAAAATATTCATGTTATTGCAGTTGACGAGGCTTTTATGATAGATGGTTCTGCATCAGCACTTCTTTCTCTTTTTAGAGAGGGAAAGACAATTGTCGTATCTTCTCTTCAACTTTCCGCTAGTGGAAATGTATTTGAAGAAATTAGGGATATGATGCCATGGGCAACAAAAATTGAGGTTTGCCCAGCTGTGTGTCCAATTTCTGGACAAGATGCATACTATACACATAGAAAGCTTTCAGGTCTTGATGAAATTACTGTCGGAGGATCTGAGCTTTATGAGCCAAGGTCATGGTTTCATCACAATTTTATGAATCAGTCAAAATAGATATTGATGAACTTATTGTTTCGAGTGGGTGAAAAATGATTGAACCAACCAGCGTGAATTGTGTAATCTATCATGCAAATTGTACAGACGGATTTGGTGCTGCTTATTCTGCCTGGAAGCTGCTAGGCAATCGTGCTGAGTACCATGCATGTAAGCACGGAACTCCTCCCCCAGATATAAAAGATAAAAATGTCGTAATTTTAGATTTTTCCTTCGATAACACAACTACTAAAAAAATGATTGAAGAGGCTAATGCGCTTCTAGTCATAGATCATCATAAGTCAGCCATGGTAGAGCTTCATGATATATCAAATACAGTTTTTGATATGACGAAATCTGGTGCAATGCTTTCATGGGAATTTTTTCATCTAGGAAAAGAGCCGCCAAAATTCATCAAGTATATTCAAGATCGCGATCTTTGGAAATGGGAGCTTGACTATTCTAAAGAGTTTAGCGCAGCATTTGATATGGTGCCATTTGAATTTGAGGAATTTGAAAAGTTTGAAGATGACTCTGTATTTGATGATGCTGTAAAGCGCGGATCCTATATACTTGCATACAGCAAGACAGTTATTAAAAAGGTGTGTGAAAAGGCAGTTGAGAGAAGATATAAAGGAATGAAAGTCATGGTGGTTAATTCTTCTCACTGGATGTCTGAGATTGGTGCTAGGTTGGCACCAGACTGTGACTTTGCAGTTATATGGTACTATGATCATGAAGACAGAATTAACAAGATAAGTTTGCGTGCTTTTCATGACGCAGTTGATGTTTCTGAAATTGCAAAGGGCTTCGGCGGTGGCGGGCATAAGAAGGCAGGTGGCTTTCAAATAAGCGGCGAGCTCTGTGTTGATGATATTTTTGATCCCGAGGTAGAGGATGAACATGAAGACCCAGTTGATACTTCTGCTGCAAGGGAAGAGCTTAAAAAGATTCAAAGTGCGCTTGATGAGGAGTGTGATAAAGAGGCAGTTGCAAAGGTTGAAGAGATCTTAGACAAGATTGAATCTTCCAAGGATGAGGAATAATGTCGTATTTGGGATTTACTAGATCAATCTGTAGATACTATCTCTCACAGATAGATTTTCCAAAAGTTTTAGAAATAGGTGTAGACAAGGGCCAGACAGCTATCCCATTAATTCAAAACTTATGCACTACAAAAAGACAATTTATGTATGCTGGAATAGATGTTCTCTTATCAAGAGACCTCATCGAGCAGATTGGTCAATTTGAAAATATGTCAGTTAGCTGGCATGATGATCTGACAGACAGAGTTGTAATGATGTTTGAAGAAAATAGCCTAGACTGGCTGGGAAATAATCAAGACAGCTCACTAAAGTTTGATTTAATCCTTATTGACGGAGATCACAATTATTATACTGTGTTCAATGAATTAAATCTCATTCAGGCAATAATAAAGCCGACTACACTTATAGTTTGTGATGATTTCCAGGGAAGATACAGTGAAAAAGATATGTTTTACTCAGAGAGAGAAGAATATAAAGATGTGCCTGATATGACACCTCGTAAAATTACTAAAAAAAGCGGAATTAGAAGTGCTGTTATTGACTTTAGAGATCAGTCTCCCCTAAGCTGGAGAGTGGACACATTCGGACCATCTGATCCGTGTTTTCTCTATCAAGAAGATTTTTTAGAAGCGTGGGCTGATCCGCCAGAGAATACACTGTTACGAGATATGAAAATATCTTTCTCCTTTAAGGGTGAGAAACAGTCTGAATCTTCTAGGGATGAAGAATAATGTCATATTTAGGATTTACCAGATGTATCAGCAGATATTATTTGTCACAGATAGACTTTCCAAAGATATTGGAGATTGGTATTGACAAGGGACAGACTGCAATTCCGCTAATTCAAAATCTCTGTATTTCAAAGTCTACATTTATGTATGCAGGCATAGACATTCTTTTAAGAAACGAGCTCCTAGAGCAAATATCTCAATTTGAAGGAATTACAGCTAGCTGGCTTGATGAGCTTGATGATAGGGCTGTCATGATGTTTGAAGAAAATAGCCTAGACTGGCTGGAAAATAATCAAGATGCTGATATAGAATTTGATCTTGTTCTTGTCGATGGAGATCATAATTATCATACAGTGTTCAATGAGCTTAAGCTCATTGAGTCTTTGATAAAACCTGCTACACTTATAGTTTGTGATGACTATCAAGGGAGATACAGTGAAAAAGATATGTTCTATTCAGAGAGAGAAGAGTATAAGGACGTAGAGGGAGCTACTCACAGAGTTGATTCAAAAAAGCAGGGTGTTAGAAACGCAGTTATTGACTATACCAATCAATCGAAATTTGAGTGGAGGGTCGATAGATTTGGACCTTCTGAGCCTTGCTTTTTGTATCAGCCAGAATTTCTAAAAGTTAATGCAAAGCCTGCAAAGTGTGCTAGACTTAGGGATATGGAAGCTGATTTTATTTTCAACCCTGAAGAGAAATTTTTAGTCCGATGAGACCCACGTGGCATCAGATATGGATGGACTTTTCTTATTTAATAGCTGGAAGGTCCGTTGACCCTCGACATCAAGTAGGGGCAGTTGTTGTAACAGACGATAATACTCAAGTATTAGCAGTTGGATATAACGGAAACTACAAGGGAGGACCTAATGAGGTTGAATCTCTATCTCCCGGAGAGTCTGGAATGATTCATGCTGAGATAAATGCTCTCTTAAAGATGGACTATAACAATCCCAAGAGAAAGATAATGTATGTTACATTAAGTCCGTGCAGAATGTGTGCAAAGGCAATTGTTAATTCAGGCATCTCTGCTGTCGTGTATCTAGAAGAGTACAGAGATACGTCTTCTTTAAAAATCTTAAGGGATGAGGGAATAGAAGTCATTAAGTTTATCTCCAAGGATGATAATTAGTTTATAGCTTGGAGTGTTTTAAATGACAAGGATGTTGTCAAGTAGTGACATTTTAAATCTAATTTCTAAAGAAAGGCATAAGATTGATCTATCTGAGGGCGGGAGTATTCCAGTCTTTGCAGGATCAGGTGATAGAAAGGTGCCCCTAGTAGGGAAAGGATTCAAAATACGTCACAAAGATTCTGGTTACACATATACTTGTGTAAAATTAGTAGATGACGGAAACAAGTCTACTGTCATTGTTCAAGACGATGGAGTCGGAGACTATCATGCAATACCGAGCGAAGATTTATCTAAGTACGAGAGGATGTAATGTCAATCATCACAGATGAAAAAATAATTCAAAGTATACGAGAAACGCTCGGATTTGACGAGGAAGAGCGGAAAGAGCTAAAGAAAGAACCCAGAGAGAATCCAATCCTCTCTGAATCATATGTGGCTCAAGAAAAGAGATTCAGTTTACCTACTGAGCTTTTAAGCGGAGCAAACAAGCAAAGTCACAAAGAGCTCTATCTTCAGTATATCGAAGATTTTAATAGGATAAGCGCAGAGCTAGATACAGTAAATCGTGACGAAGTCACTTCAAATCATTCAGAATATAGATCACTTAAGATAGATGAGACTTATAACATGAATGCTGTATACCTTCATGAGTTATACTTTTCAAACATCAGCGATCTACAAAGTCAGATCGGGATGGATTCACTTGCGTATATGCGCCTTTCAAGAGATTTTGGCGGATTTGATGAGTGGCAAAAAGACTTCATAGCATGCTGTTCATCTGCTAGGTGCGGATGGGCAATAACTTATTTTAATACTTACTTGCAAAGATATGTCAATACAATTGTTGATCTTCATAGCTTAAATGTTCCAGTTGGCGGATATCCAATTATCGTTATGGATGTTTGGCAACATGCTTACTATAGAGACTATCTTAATGATGTTAAGACATATACATATGGAATGATGAAACAGCTAAATTGGAATGTTATAGAAAAGAGATTTCAAAGATCAGAAAAAATTGCAAATGCGCTGAGGGGATTATGAAAATTACAATCAAGGATCTTAGACGAATTATTTTAGAGCAGGTAGAAGAAGATGGTCCTGTTGATATGAATAGTGCAACTACAAAAGTTAGGCTTGCTATTGACTCTGTTGATGATCAGATTGATTCTCATATGATTGATTTTGAAGCAGGGTCTCTAGTTGCACCTGAAGATTTAGTGATGGAATCTTTAAGTCAGTTAAATCTTTCAGCACTTTTACTTGAACAGGATGATGAAGGCGGAGAAGATGATCCTGGTGTAGATCCCCCAGAAGGAAGTGAAGATGTATCTGTAGAAGAGCCCATTGAGCCTGCAAAGAAACCAGCTATGAATATTGACTCTTTTACTAAAAAAGTTGCACAGCTAGCTCTAGGATATCAGGCTAGACTTGATATCCCGACTGTTATTATCAATAGAGCGATTAACTTCTTAAATGAAAACTATGATAAGCAATATACAGATTCCTTTAAAGACATACTGGACACCCACTTTGACTTCAACATTGCACCCGTCAGAGATACGGGAGGACCAGATATAGGTGGCCGGCAAGCTGGGATCGGAGCGATTGGCGAACCAGAAGGGTTACCAGAAACTCCTTCAACATAAGTGAGATATCATGAATGATAAGCTTGTCAATTTTGAGACAAAGAAGTCTGTTCATTTTTCACTGACTAGAGAGACACACTCTCATTTTAGAATCTCATGTTTTAAAAAAGGCCTTTCTATGCAAGAAGTTTTAGAAGAAATTGTTCAAAGAATAGCAGCAGAAAATCCAGAAATGGAAGAGATTTTAGAAGATATTCAGAGAAAAAAGAGAGACTCTTCAATAAGTCGTCTTTCAAATACTGATGCCGAATCTATTTTTAATGTCATAGAGAGTGATAACCCGCTATCATCTGAGTGAAAAAATGAAAATTATTAATTTTATAAAAAATATCTGGAAGCTTCTTACTATTGATACAGAAAAGTTTTCAAAGATTGTTGAAAATATGGATACAATTCACATTCTCGCAAGTTCAATTTCTCAGGTTTCAAAGATACAAGATATTCATAATGAAGTAATTCATCAAATTGCAATTAATCAGCATGGTTTATCAACAACTCAGAGTGAAATCGCTATCGAGGTTTCTAAAATTCAGCCCAAAATAAGAGAAAAGGGACGTGATCTAAAGTCTGCAACAAAGACATCTTTCAAAGATATATTTCACAAAGATGACGATGATGATATATTTCATTAAGGAGAAATATTATGGGTGATGATGAAATTGTTATAAAAGAAGTCAGGGCAATGATGGAAGGACAAAAGCTCGGAGTTTTAGATAGAATAATGGGTCGCCTTATTTCTCGAAAGTTTTTTGTATTTTTGACCGCAACTGGCTTACTAGCATATAATTTTCTAGATGCTGATACATGGGGAATGATTGCAATGATCTATATCGGCGGTCAAACAGTTATTGATGCAGCAATTTCCTGGAAGCATGGAAAGAATGGTTGAAAATGCTGACATGGCTAAAAGCAAAATATTATCTTAAAAAGTCCTGGATCTGGATCAAGGCACACTGGGAGCTTGTCCTGGGTGTATTTCTTGTCATTTTTGTGTATGCAACACAAAGGGCAAAGACTTCTTCAATGTCAAAGGTCTTAGAAAACTCTAGAAAGCTTCACGAAGAAGAGACAAAGTCTCTTCAGGAGATTCACGAAAAAGAAAAGGAAGATCTCAAAAAAGCAGAAGATAGAATGATTGAGACAATGAAGAGGGTTGAGGAAGAATACGAAAAGTCTAACAAAGAGCTTGATGACAAAAAGAAAAAGGAAATCGAATCACTAGTTAAGAAAAATAAAAAAGATCCAGATGAAATAACTAGAAAGCTTTCAGAACTAACTGGGTTTGAAATTCACGTGGAGTAAAAATGTTCTTAAGATCCTTGCTAATTTTTCTTTTATTTGGGACTTTCCCTTCGCTTTCACTTGCAGACGATGAAGTAGGTTCTACTATTATGTCAATTGAAGAAGGAGATGTTGCACCTTTTGACGGCACACTCTTTAGCACAAGAGCTGCAGCAGATATATTAGTTCAGCTTGAAAATCAGGATGCAGCATGTCAGATTAAAATAGATAGAGAGGTAGGCTTAAGAGAGGGAGAGCTTAATCTCGAAATAGAGCGATCACAAATTGCGCAAGAAGCTTGTGAAGAAAGATATGATATGCATATCAATCTTAAGCGAGAAGAGATCAACTTTCTTTACGATAGACTGAGAAGATCATCAGGAAATAGGGATGCACTTTGGTTTGGATTGGGAACTGCTACTGGTATCGGAATGACTGCACTTTCAGTATGGATATTAAACTCTGTTTCTTCATCAGGAAATTAAGATAAAGCAGCATATTTATTCTTTGAGGAAGTGAGCATGAACGTTATTATTGACAGAAAAATTCTTGAAGAGTTTATAAGCTCGAGAATTAAAGAAGAAAGAAGCTTTCACACAGCAGACATTGCTGAAATTCCAGCAAAAGAAATGGAGGATGAGCCAATTGTTCCAAGAGAGCAGATGGCAGTCCAGCTGTCTGTTGAAGAGCCTCCTGTTGCAGATCCTGAATTTACGCCTGCTTCTATTGCTGAGCTTGGAAATTCTGCATCAGTTATATCTAGAGAAGTCCCTTCTCATCAGATTGAATATTTTTACAGAATGCTTCATAAGATCCTTGATAAGGCACTAGATAGAGAAGATGCAAGACTTAGAGGGGACCTAAGCGGAAGCACGGGAATTAGACTAATAGGCGACGAACCTGATTTAGAAAAATTTAATAATAAAGATATAGAAGATCAAGTAAAGGAATCTATAAACAGGATCATTAATGAGCAGGATGGTACTTTCTCTTCTGATGAGACAGCTACTGTTCCTGATGCAATCCAAGATGTTCTGGACTATTTAAGCTCCATAAACTTTGGATACACAACAGTTGGAAAAGTTCTAGGAGGGACGGGACAAAGACCGCAATCTCCAGACATGATGCAAATTCAGCTTAGTCAAAAGATAGGCCCATCTGGAATTGATCCCAACGTCGCTCAAATCTTTAGCAAATACAACCTGACACCAGATCAAATTGACATGGTTAGACATGGAGTGACTCAAACTATTATGAAGTCTGTCACACCGTTGAAATCAGAGCCACCTCCCACTGACTGGAGTCCAGAGCGGCTTGCAGCAAATCAGGTAGCTGATCAGGTTGCACTCAAGATGCTCAAGGGTAAAAAAGATCCACAGACAGGTGAGTGGGTAGCACCACCAGCCACACAAGAAGACGTTGCTGCTGAGCTAGTTAGAAGATCTGAGGCTGAGACAGACCAGAATATGATTAATGCATATCAAGAAATGGCACAGATGATCCTATCTAAATCAGGTGCAGCTGAAGAGCTTAGAGCCAGAAAAGAATCGGAAAGAGAGATACAAGCTCTTCAGGCTCAAGAGACTGCGGAGGAAGAAGAGACTGTTGCCGCACCAAAAGATCTATCAGATCTCTGGACACAGATAGCCAAGGAAGAAGGATTTGCATCAGCTGCAGGTGCTAGACAGTTTGCATTTAAGCCAATGATTAAGTACTATCTTGAAAGCATGGCAATTCCTCCTGAAGTCATGGAAGCGATTAAGGGAAGAGCGCTTCAGACGTTTAAAAGGGGCATGAGAAGCTTTAATCTTGGGATAGATCCAAATCAAGTCAACCAGATTATTAGATCATCAAGAATAGCTCCTGAGATGTCGGGTGATCAATTTAGGACATACTTTAAGCTAATATTCTTTCAGCCCTTTGTCAATGACTTCTTAAAGGCGTGGAAGCTACAGGTAGGAGTCATACTTTCAGAAATGGGAATCCAAGATCCCAAACAAGTATTTGCAAAGATGCTAGTTGGTGAGACTAGCCCAAATTCAAAATCTGCTAAAGCAAAGATTGCAGCAGCAATGACACCAATTCAGTTTTCTCAGGCACTAGCGAAATCCCGAGAATGGTCGGCTGATACAGCTAATTCTACCGCACTTGCTCAACAGTATGCTCAGAGAATTGAGGAGCCTGCAAAGGTTAAGCCGGCAATTCAAAAAGCTTTAAGCAATCCAGATGTTTAGATATAATATTATAAGGATTTAGAAATGAAACCTCTTTTAGAAGTTGTTGGTAGATCAATATTAAGAGAGGAGAGCAGGAGTCAGATGAAAGGTATTGGATCTATTCTCGGTAATTTATCACCGGGTGTTCTTGGAAGTTTACCAGTTCAACCAAATAGGACAGAGTGGGTTGTTGTTGATGATCAAACCGTTGAAAGGCTTGTGAGAACATTTGAGTTTAATGACGCTAAAAGGGTAAAAGACTTTGTTACACATCTTATCTTTGAGCAAGAAGAAATGCAACATCATGCTAGAATTATTATAGAAGGTAGAGAAGTTACTATCGAAACATACACTCACAATGTTAATGAGGTGACAGAGCTAGACAAAGAGCTGGCTAAGTTTTGTGATGACCTATACAGAGATGTTCAAGATTTTTATGGTGATCGAGAAGCAGAGGTGATAAATGACAATTATGATGAGTGATTCTCTAATAGGAAGGGTTGATCCAAGATCTTTAGTTTCAAGATCTCCGCCTGCAGATCATCATGGAATTAATGTTGATATTTTAATTGATGATGAGACATTTATATTTACACCCACTTTATTTAAGAGAGAATCTAAAAAAGTAACTATTTCATTTTTTTCAACTATTGCATTAGTTGAAAAGATTATGGATGAATCATTTTCTATGGACATATCTTTAGTGTCCAATGAGTGCACGCTTTATAAGTTCACTAGCATCAATAAAGATAATTCTGAAATAGAGATTAAATTAAATTCAAATGAGTACCTTACTCAATTGTCTATTCTATCTGTTTGAAATAGTTAATAATGTCAAGAGGTAAAAAATGAGCAAGTTTAAATTTGAAAAATTCATGAAAGATATTGTTAAGAGAGAGTCTCATTCAAAGCAGATGTCAAAGAATGAAAGAGATCAAGTTGAAGAAACTCCCCAAAGAAAATATAACAAACTTTATAGAGAGCGCTGGCAGAATACTATAAAGCATGGGAGAAAGAAGTGAGTATAATTAGAATCGGAAACGCCTCTCAGCTTGAAAGTTTTTTAAAAATTCTTTCTGAAGAAAGAGCCCAGAAAGATGATCTACCAGAAAAGCAGTCTGATATGGAAAGTGCAATAGACAGAGATTTAAAAAAATTCTCAAAGATATCTGAGCAAGAGGAAGACGATGATGAATCAGAAGAAGAATCAGATGATGAATCAGAAGAAGAATCAGAAGAAGAATCAGAAGACGAAGGCATTGAAGACGAAGACGTAGATGTTGCCCCTCCTGAGGAAGAGGGAGAAGATGAATACTTGTCGCCAGATGTAACCTATTATAAAATCAGGGATGAGATTAATGACATTAGAGCAGCACCATCCCTAAAGGGAAAAGAAGTAAAGCAAGATATGGAGCAGTGGCTTAGTAGGCTAAGTGATAGTGAAAAGGAAATGCTTTACACGTACTTGGACACTGTTGATCAAATCATGAGAAGCAAGGTTACCGGAAGTGATGCACAGGATCCCAGCGATCCTCCCACTTCTTTAAGACTATCAGGAGACGAAGACGGTGAAGACGCGGATGAAGAAGGCGACGACGAGGAGTCGTCTGAAGAAGTTTCTGGAGATACGGAAGATACGTCTCCCCCAATCAAGGCTGGCGGATCTCAGGATCTATCCGAGATTAGACAAAAAGTTAAAGCGTTAATGCGCTGATAGCATTTAAATAAAGTAATTCATGTAAATTTAGCCATGAATATGGTATAATTTTCCTATGGAAAAAAGAACTATTAATTTACCGCATGGCGGAACACTAGAAGTTGACTGTACATCTGAATTTCTTGATGTTGTAAAGAAATCTCTCAATATTGTGGGAAGAGATGTAAGCGATGCTGATGTAAAAAACTTTATATATGAGGCATTTAAAACTGGGATAGACAATGCAGAACAAGAGCTTATTGATAAAGAGCAATTAATCAAAGATGATTAATAGTTATGTCTGCGGAGACGACATGATGAATAGGCTTTTTTCAAGACAGTTAATTATTGAATCAATTGCTAGTGATCTTTTTGAGCTAGCTAGCGGAAAAATTACTGAGTACGGATCGATAGATCACATTCAAGAGCTAGAAAGAATGGAGAATGAGCTTAGATCGCTTAAGGGATCTATGCAGAGAGGGCCCGATAGACTCACTTTGAGAAAAGAAAAAGCAACACTACAGAGGGCTATTGAGTCAATAAGGTATCTTAAAACTAAGGCAGAAAGAGCAGGAAAGAGCAAGGGCCTTCTTAAGACGTAGGAGAATGGTGTGAAGATAGGGATTTTTGGTGGGGGATTTAAGCCCTTTACTACTGGTCATTTTTCAAAGTTGTCGCTTTCATTATCTGAGAATGATGTAACATATCTCTTCTATGGCGTTTCTCCTAGAATGAAGAATTCTGATTTTCTCTATACTGGAGAGATGGCTGAAAAAGTTTTTGATATAGTTAAATCATCTCTTAATGATAGATTTGGAGACAAGATTATTGTTCAAAAGGGAGTGCCGACCCCCCTTGTAGAGATTTTTCTCTTAATTGAAAGAATTAAAGATGATAAAGATAGCTCTGACTTGTTAACAGTGTACTCTGGTAAAGAAGATGAGCATAGATTTACCAAGTATATTAACACTCCGCATGAAGAGAAGTACTTTGGAAATCTTGTCAAATCAAATAGGCTACTGTTTAAGTCAAGTAATATCTGTAATTTAACAAAGTCTATGAAGAATTTTTACCCTAAGCTTAGCAATGAAAAAATAGAATCCCTTATAAAAGTTAAGGGCTCTGTTGTGAGGGGCGCAATTCTTAAAAATGATATTGAGACAGTTAAAAACTATATGCCGTCATTTCTGTTTGAAACAAGATATAATGGACATGCGGCATCAGACGAAATTATACGCGCACTATGGGGTGAGAATAGATGAGAGGGCATATTAAAAATATTTATGAGCTTACAGATCTTCCAATAAGTGATTTGTTTGAAATGATTGACAGCTTTTTTTCTGCTGATCATAGAATGATTAAGAACCCAGTTGAAAAAATGGATGGACAAAATCTTACATTTACAGTCATCGATGGTGAGCTTAGGTTTTTCTTTAAAGGTGTAACTCTATCTTCAATTAAATCAGGCGGTCTCAATAAACGTGGGATTGGTGACAAGTATAGCAGTGTCAATAAGGAAAGTGTAAGAGTGGCATATCTAGATGCGTATTCCTCTCTTAGCAGCATAGCTAAGAGACATTCTGGATTTTTTAATAATGGAGAGATTGTTGTTGAAACAGCACTAATTGATCCAAGAAATATGAATACAATTCCATATAAAAATTCTGGAATTTACTTTATTCAGGCATGGGATCTTGAGAATGATATGAAAGTTGATAGTGCTGATTACAGATCTCTTCTTGGCGATGCTATAAGCTGTGCTACAAAGATTCCCATTAAAAGTCCTCATAAAGTCGTTCTTCAAAAACCAGACGTCTCATTTGAAGAGATCATTGAGATCTGTGATGAGCTTGGATCTATTCTTACTGATAGCAGCCTAAACGAGGACCACACAATAGGAGATCTAGTTGTCTCTCTTGTTGAATCACACATTGAAAAATATTCATTTATTCCTTCTAAAATTAGAAGAGATGCAGCTCGCAGACTTGTCTTTAATAGGGGACCAATTGCTGGAAAATTTAAACAATATGCTAATCAAGCTGCATGGAATAGATTTAAAATCTTACAGAAGTCTGGAAGGCTCATTGTTTCAGAGGCAAGGATTCCGCTTGACAGAGTGATTCAGAAGATAAGTGCTATCGCATTTAGACCGATTAGCTTTAAACTAGAAGCTCAACCCCCTGAGCAAATTAAGAAAGGCGTAGAGATTATTAGAGATGGCTTTGCTAATAGCAGACTTCTTGGGACGCCTAGCCAGATCGACGAGATTAGAATCCTTTTGAAGTGTATCAGAGGAAATGATCACTTAATTGAGAAGTCTACAGAAGGGTTTGTTTTTGAGTGGAAGGGAAGAGAGACAAAGCTTGTGGGAATGTTTACACCAGTCAATAGGCTAAATGCACTTCTATCCTACGGTGAAAAGCCAGTTACATTCACCAAGAAGACATATTGGACGAAAAAATTTTTTGATGAGGACTATTGGTATGGGTGGTAAGGTTTTTAGAGACGCTTTTGGAAATCCAACAGTCACGATGATTAGGCGTGAGAATGTTGAGGAGACACTAGGCTCATTTAGGAATGATTATCTTAGTCAGCTTGGGGTGACTGAGTGTCACCCGATAGGAAGCACAGATAGTAGGTCAACAGCACAACTACTGGGTGACATGGATGTGGTCATAGGGTGTGGAGATCTAGATCCAAAGTACTTTAAGCACGAGGTGTTTGAATATCTATCTGAATCTCTTGGTTCAGACCAGGTTAAGAAGGTTGGATCGATCGTATCTGTAAGATATCCCATCAGAGGGACACAGATAAATGAACATGTTCAGATAGACCTGATGACTAGTCAAGACCCGTCAGGAACATCATGGCTTATGTCAGGCGGACAGATAAAGGGAGTATTTAGGAACCTTCTTCTCAGCCTGATAGCCAAGAATCGATCCAGAGAGCTTACAGAGGAGGTTGGTGAGGATGTAAAGATCTCTATTGCATATCCTGGCGGAATGGCAATCAAAAGGAATGGCAAGCTCATCCTAGAGAGTCGTATTACATGTCCAAGACATATGATGAAGGTTCTTAGGATTAAGACCGACCCAGATAGTATTAGAACATTTAAAGGCTTAGTTAATTACTGCACCGGTGATTCCCGTACTAGGCCTGCATTGTTAGAATTCAGCGACAGAGTCACAGGCGCAACCGGCATGAATTACATTGCAGACTATGAGTCAAAGATGCCCAGGGAGGCTCTACGGGCGACTAACTATATTAATGAGTCACTGTTAAGAACGTCTTAAGAAGAATATGTATACTAAGTAGAACAGGTATACAGTAATGATGATTTCTGAGACTATTCTTAGACGGTATATAAGAGAGATTTTTCTTGAAGCTAGCCGTGTGGGGATGCCAGCTGGTGAGCTATCAAAGCCCAAGAGTAAGTACGGAAGACCGGACAGATTTGAAATACTTCTTCTGAAGATCCAGGAGGAAGACTGGTTTACAATTAGTCTTGAGAAGGAGCATGTCGTCGACGGAGAGGCCTGGCCTGAGCAGATTGCGCGGGTTATAATTCTCAAAGATGACCCCCACAATCAGGAGATAATTGCAAAGATTAAGAGTCTTGTCTCGATTTCAGGAAAAGATCAGTCAGAGAGAGAGGAAGGTGCCAGAGAGCTTCAGGCCATGGTGGCACAGCAGAAGATCAAGGTTCAGATCATGGACGGGCTTGGGGGATTTGGTTTCATTGATAGACTTGGCCAGATCATAAAGACTGGAAAGGATGATCTGGACCCCCACGAAAAACACGGGTTTAAGAGGCAGGGTAAAGGTGGTTCGCTGTCCCTAGGGATCATAAGTGAAAAAAGAGTTGTAGAGGATATAAATCTCGCACTACAGGGAGCGGGCGCTTTCAGCACTGATCTCCCCCCAAGTCACCCTTTGACTGTGGTTCTCTTAGATGAAAATGGGAAGAACAATATAACTCTTAACAAAGTCACTAGTGCAGCAGCTGCTGGAACACAAAAGAAGGGCGGAGTTACATCAAAAAGTGATGTTGATATCACGTACGACGGAGGAAGCTCAGATATAAGCATCAGTATGAAGATGATAAATGCTGGGCACTGGCTTTCCGCAGATTCCTTCTTCCTCCACATTAGTCAGTTCATAGATGCTTTGCTCACTTCGGGAGTCAATACAGATGACGGAAGAAAGGCATTTCTGGAACCCGACGGTGAGTTTGTTAAAATGGTTGTTGAGGATTCTAATGGGAATCGGTCTGATGCTACCTTTACTCTACCTGATGACGCTCTAGGTCCTAACTTTATGCAACATGCAACATTTGGATCTGGAGAAAATAAGGCAGACGTCATTCTTAAGGGAGACTATTGGGCTGACGAACCCGTGGGTGATTGGGATCCTTTAACAAAAACTCTCACAATATCGGGCGGTATTTATAAATCCCTTGAAGAGCTTAAAGAAGGTGATCTACCTAAGTTTATAATAACAGGGTCGAAAGACCGCAAAAAGTCGTATATTTCTCCACCCCCTGCAGAGGGAGATAGTGGAGCATCTCCTGCCCTTGACAGCGAGTCGAGTGGACTCCCCAAACTTCAGACTGTCCGGGGCTTGAGGTTTCAAGTTGTGATAGCTAGTAGAGTTTCTAAAGCTGTTATGCTTGACTGGACTGGTATAGGTCATCACATAGACTCGGGCCCACTTCTCAAGGGTGCACAGCTTCCTGAGGCATTGATTCGACAGTTCGTCAGAGAGATGCTTCTGCTAGGATCGGCCAAGTGATCCCTGACAGGATCAGGGAGCAGGCTGAGTTTGTGTCATCTTACGCAGGTGATATGGACGACTGGGTCATGATCAAGAAACAGATCATGTTAGGGATACCATCGATTCTAAGAAAGAATTTTTCTACCAGAGACCCTAAGACAAAGGAGCAGTGGCTCAATAATTTTGAGCAGGAGCTGATTAATTATTATCATGAGCTAACGGGTGTGAGGCTTGTCCTGAGAACACTTGTTGAAAGAAGGGAGATGTTCGGTGAACTCAAATGAAAAGATAGTTCGACAGTATGTCAGAGAGATCTTGATTTCTGAAAGAAAGGGACGGGCTGACGTCAGAAGAAGAGGTCAAGAAGTAGGGATAGGTATTACTCCAGACGTTATAGGGTGGCTTAAAGATATGAAAGATATGTTTGGTCATTTTTGGAATGCAATTAAGGGTCTTGTGTATACTGGAACAGCAGCGTACAAGGGAGCAGAATCTGTATTTAAGGTAGGATCAGAAGCATTACAAGGTGTTGTGGGTGGAAAGGAGCCAGACTACGATAGCATTATTACAAATCAAGCAGCAACTATGAGAAAAATGAGAGATTGGACAGGAATTGAACAGATGCCGACACTTGGGCAGAATTTAGGACTTACATCTCGGACAAATGAATCTATAGATTTATCTCTAAAGAGCATGTCTCTCTCATTTCTACTTGAGCAATTAGCTGTCCAAGATGCCATGCTCGATGATCAGGCGGAGGGATCTGCAATAGTAGATGCTGCAGTACAGGATGTCTCTCAGGAAATGTCAAGAATTGACAGTCTAGGTATGCCCGAGCCGCCGGAAGAGGCGTCAGAAGATATTCCATTACCATCCCTAGATCCGTCACGATCACAAGAAATATCTGCTGAGATGTCACGTGCAGCAAATGCTGATGTTCAGAATGTAATGAACATGTATCATCAAGCAGTCAATAGCACAACACTTCAGAGTACAATGAACATTGTGTCTCGAGCAATGGGGAGACAAGACTCAGGACAGTCGTTTACACCCGAAGCATTATCACAAAGAGTGTCATCACTAACAGGTGAGGCTATTACACCTGAAGATATTGATGCGGGATCACAGGACTTAATGCGAAAAATTAAGGGATTAATACCCAGCTTGTTCACTGGCATTCTAGGGGGATCACTAGATAGGGTTCTTTCTTCTGTGGTTTCTGAGCCTCTGGAGGTTCAAGAGGCAATAAAGAATGCAGTTATGCCGTCATACAATCAGGCGCTAGAGATAGTTAAAGTTAACAGCCACCTATAAACTTTTTTTAATATTTGTGCAATAATGAATTATTGACAGAGGTTGATATGGAAAATAGAAGTGGAAAGTGGTTCCCTGAAATCATGTATGAGGAAGGGCAAGACGGAGGTTCTTCTCAGATACCGTTTATAATGGTTCCTGAAGGTGAGAAAATGCCAAAAATGTTATTTATGTTTGAAAGCAGGGCAAACGGCACATTTGAGCCCGGACTAGAGGGCGAAGAGGTTCCCGTATATGAATGGGATCTTCACCAATATGCAGACATGGCAATTTTAAAGGAGAAGCTCTCACCATCAATATATGATATTGTTAGAAAGTCTCTAGGCTTGGAGCCCTTAGCAATTGCAGCAGCTAAGGGATCAGCAATTACAGGAAGAATTCGAACAAACATAGATGAAGAGGAAGAAGGTGTCAAACTTGATTGAATTTTCCAATGCTGCAGAATAGTTAATAGAGGACATAGGAGATTTTATCATGCGTTTCAACGCTAGCAGACTTGCAACACTTGCCGGAATTACATCTGAATACTCTTCAGAAAGAAGATCTTTAAACGAGGCAGGAAATCAAAGTCGTCATGACGAAGGTCATGATGAAGGTTATGACTTCTACAAGGGTGACCTTAACGAAGTTGAAGACTTAGTTCCCAACCCATTTGGTGAGTCTGAAGCTGATGATAAAGATGCCATGGCTGCACTAGACGCCATGGGTGAACTTGACACACCTGTTGATGAGATGGTTGAAATTAATGAGAATATGCTTCGTCGTGAGATTGCTAGAATGAGACAAGAGAGATCTCAGCGTGCAAATAAAACTAGCAGCAGGCTAGACGAGGAGTCACGTCTTAGAAATGCAATTCGGCAGGAGATAGGAAGTATAACTGCTGAAATGAGAGATGACCTATACACAACAAGAAACTGGTTGTACGGTGATAATAAGCCGCAAAATAGCAAGAAGGGATATGTTGCTCGTGGCGGCTTAAGCATTGGATTTAAATAAGCCAGGAGAAAGAATGCAGTTACACCCTACAGTTATCGAGAGATTGGTGAAAATTTATACCACATACGGTGGGTATAGAGAGGAACATAGACTTAGAGATGAGTTAAAAAAGGTTGATCTATCACCGTATACTCAGCAGACAGGTGAAAAGTCCTCTTTTTTGGTTCTTTCTTCTGACATAGAGGAATATTTAAATAGCATTACTAGATAGATTGTAATTTAATTAATCTAAGGAGACCCTAGTGGTCTCCTATTTTTTTTATACGAACCTGATATTTTGTTGTATCTTTTTCAATAACGATGAGGAGAAGATTTTGTATGAAGTTGGACAAGTACTTTATCTTTTAATTAAAAAGAGTCAAAAAGTTGCTCCCGTGCAGATTGTTGAGCAAATAGTAAGAAAGACCATTTCAGGAGAAAATGTCTCCTACACAGTTCAGATTCCAAATGGTGAAAAATCCAAAGTACTTCTTTCCAATATCGATTGTGAAATTTTTACTTCTACATCTTTAGTTAGAAAATTTATGATATCAAATGCAACTACTGCAATTGATAAAATTATCGCTGATTCAAAGATAGTTGCATCTTCATCATTTGAGAAAGAAAGAAATAATACGATTAACAATGTAGTAAATTTAAAGGATAGCAGTCATGTCAATCAGGATGCCGAAACAGTTACAATTGACTTAGGTGGTGGCGTTAAGGGAAAGATTGACATAGCTGCATTGGAGATGTAAAATGAGTATTGAAAAGATTCTACCAGATTCTGACATAAAGAATCTAAGATCACAAGGAATTCTTGAAGACTGTGAAGTTGCAATTCAAGTTGGAGATATAGTAATTGCTGAAAATGTTCTTACTAAATCTAGAAGGGTTTTAGATTCTAGCTTAGTCTTATCTGAATCAAATAGAAAAATTCTAAAGGGATGAGCATGATTCGAACTAATAAGATTATTAAGTTTGATACTGTAGCTAGGGAGAGACTCTTAGAGGGTGTTAATATTTTAGCAAATGCCGTTAAGATAACTATGGGACCTAGAGGCCAGAATGTGATTATTGAACAGCAGTCTGGATCACCAACTCTAACTAAGGATGGTGTGACTGTTGCAAAGGCTGTGAACTTAAAAGATCAGTTTAATAATCTTGGAGTTCAAATTATCAAAGAGGCTGCGTCTAGAACTGCAGATGTCGCAGGAGATGGAACTACAACTGCTACTGTCCTGTCTCAGTCTATATTTTCTGAGGGTGTAAAAATGCTTGCTGCTGGATTTCAATCGTCTGAGTTAAAAGCAGGAATTGAAACGGCTGTTCATGATGTCATACAGAGCTTGAGAGACATGTCAGTAGAGGTTACCTCTGACCTAGAGATAGAAAATGTAGGAACTATTTCTGCTAATGGAGAAAGTGAAATAGGAGAGCTCTTAGTCAAGGCAATTAACTCTGTCGGGAGAGATGGTGTTATTACGGTTGAAGAGGCAAAGGGATTTAATACAACACTGACGACAGTAGAGGGAATGAAAATAGAGAGAGGATATCTTTCTCCCTATTTTATAAACAATCAAGATAAAATGATGTGTGAGATTAAAAATCCCCTAATCTTGCTTTCAAATAGTAAGATTTCAAATCTCAAAGATATTATGAAAATTTTAGAAGAAGTCTTAGATTCAGGAAGGCCGTTATTTGTAATTGCTGATGATGTAGACGGCGATGCTATGCAGGGTCTTGTAGTTAATCACATTAAGGGGACACTTCAGTCGTGTGCAATCCGAGCACCTGGATTTGGAGAAAACAGAGTTGCTATGCTTCAAGATCTTTCAATTCTATTAGATTGTGATATTATTTCTGAATCAACAGGAGTTTCGTTTAAAGATGCTTCAATAGAGAATCTTGGAACATGCAAGAGAATTGTTTGTGGAAAATCTGATACTGTATTCATAGGGTGTTCAGGAGAGTCTGAAAAAATTAAGGATAGAGTCTTATCAATAAGAGAAAGACTGAAAGATAGGCTTATTGAAGATGCTGAAGTGTCTCTCTTAAAGGATAGATTATCCAAGCTTTCAGGCGGTGTTGCAATACTTAGAGTCGGCGGTGCTACAGAAATAGAACTTGGTGAAAGAAAAGATAGAGTCGATGATGCTCTTCACGCAACGCAAGCCGCAATTGAAGAAGGAATCTTGCCTGGAGGTGGAGTTGCGCTTGTAAGGGCATCACAGTCACTTGATAAAAGATCAAATGATAAGATGACAGGAGTCGATGCAGGAATTCAAATAGTTAGAAAGGCTTGCTGTGAACCTCTCCGCCAGATAGTGATAAACTCAGGAGGAACACCAGATGTTGTTCTTGATAGAGTGATGTCTTTAGATTCTAGGCATGGGTACAATGCTTTCACAAATGAATATGGAGATATGATGTCTATGGGAATTATAGATCCACTAAAGGTTGTTAGAACTGCTTTGGAAAATGCTTCATCTGCTGCTTCAATGATGCTTACTGTTGGATGTACAATGATTGAAGAAGAAATAGAGAGTTCTCAATCATTTTAGAAGTAATGGATTCTGTATGATAATTATTCATACAGGATTTTTCTATGAAAAATACAGAGAAAGAACTTAGAAGTCTAGTTGGAAGTCTTTGCGAGGCAGACTTTAGGCTCAAAATTGCACTTTCAAAGACTACCCTTAGACTAATAATCCATCCAGATGGACATGTTCCAGATACTCTAACTAGAATTAGAGTCCTGGAGGGTGTATCTGTAGTCGGCCAGGGAGATAAAGTTGTTAGAAGCACACGTGGCGGAAATTCTATTTTATTAGTTTACGTTAAGTTCTTACCACAAGATGGTTTGACAAATTATGACAACATATATAAATTGTGTAAAAATATCAAAAAGCTACCGGGTGTAGAGATTGTTAAAGTTATGACTGTCAACAATAAAAAGGTTGTTCACAAGGGAAGACCGATTGTCGTCTAATTAAAAGTCTCAACCTGTCTATTATTTATTATTGTTCCCGTTCTTACTAGATTTTTTTGGAGGTTAGTATGTCTAATTCTGGAAGCGAGTGGAGTCAAAAGCTCCAAGATTCTTTAACAGAGATTAAAATTTCATCAGCAAATGTTGAAGCAAGACTTGATCAGCTTATGATTGGGATGCAGAAGCTAGAGACCTCTCTAGAAGAAATGAAGAATATTACTTCAAACCAGGAAACAAGACTTCAGCTTCTTGAAGCTCATTGTTCAAGAATACCAAATGCCCTTGGAGAAGACTTTGCCATCATGAAGTCACAGCTATCTTCATATAGAAGGGCTAGCTGGATGGTCGCTTCGGTTGTAGTTGGACTTGTTATTAAGACGTTCTTTGATATGGCAATACAGTGAAAGTAATAGTCACTCACCTGAGAGATAATGATATAACATATTTTAACCATATGAAGAGAGCAGTAAAGTGGTCTGCAAGTCTTGCAATTACCAGTGTAGCACTTTCCATTCATGCATTTCTTCCCTTTGTCTTTACAAAAACGGCATCATCTGCAGTCAATAAAATAAACAAAGAAATGAATGTCAAAATAAATAAAAAATAAACTGACATACGTGTAAAGAGCATAATGAAGTGTTATAATAGTTAATGGGTTAAGCAAATAACCCAAGGCAATCTTAATCAATCTTAATCAATCAAACTAATTCAAATAACGGAGAAATTGATGAAGAAGTTCAATACTGATAGAATTTCAGTTATGCCTGATGATGAGTTGAATTCAAATGTTTCAAAAATCAAAAATCAGCTCTCATATAGAAATCAAAGAGATAGTAGAGAAAATTTAGAAATCGAACTCTGCTATCTTCAGAGAGAAGTTTTTATTAGAAAGCTTCGAAAAAACGCGCATGAAAACTATCTTAAAACAAGAAGCTTTAAGAGAAGAGAATAATCAGGAAAAAAGAAATAAAGCCTTTTCTTTTTTTCATACATGATTAATTTTATATTGACAGATATATCTGTCATCAACCATATTACTAATTTAGAAATTAAATGTCAAACGTATTAAACTATTATTTTAAAGATGTATCTAGGTATGATCTACTTACTCGTGAAGAAGAGATTTCACTTTCTCAAAGGATTGAGAAGGGAGACCTGCAAGCAAGAGATCATATGATTCAATCTAATTTAAGGCTGGCAATCAGTATTGCAAAAAAATATTCTAGAATGGGATGCCCACTCGAAGACCTAATTCAAGAATCTAACATTGGGCTTATGAAAGCAGTTGATAGATTTGACTGGCGAAGAGGGTTTAAATTTAGCACATATGCTAGCTGGTGGATTAAGCAATCTGTAAGTCGGCACCTTACTTCTCACAAGTCAACAGTCAGAGTCCCAGCACACGCTTCAGGTCTAATCTGGAAAATTAAAAAGCTTTGCAAAGAATATGAGGATGAATTTAAAAATCAACCTACAATTTCAGAAATTGCTGATCTTTTAGGTGTAACAGAGTCAATGGTTAAGCTAAGTATGGAGTCTGCTGTAATTCAAAATTCAATCTCTTTAGATGCTGCACTTGGTGATGAAAAAAATGGGAGAAGATTTGAAGAAATTATTTCTGATGATAGGACTGAGTCTCCAGATGACTCCCTTGATAGGCAAAAGACGCTTGCAGTTATTAAGCAATCTTTGTCAAAGTTGTCACCAAGAGAAGAAAAAATTCTAAGACTTAGATTCGGAATCTATGAAGACATAGAGCATGATGAAGAGTTTAACATAACATCTTAATTATAATAAATTTTAATTCAAGGAGAAAAAATGTCTATGCCAAAGGGACTAAAGATAGATAGGGGATACGCCACAGTCACTGATACTGATGGGATGGGATACCGTGAAATAGCTGAAAAGATGACAGGCGATGGATTTAAGATGAATCACTCTACTGCAAGGAATATATTTATTTCAGCTATGAGGAAGATTGCAGAAGATATGATCACACTTTACGATACAAATCCTGATCAAGAAAAAATTGATCAAGTTTCAATAGACCCTAGATTTCAGTCAGGCGTCTCTGAAGCGATTAGAGATCTTGAGGTATAAGCCTTGCTAAAGTTTATTTTTTCTGAGCTTTCTAATATTTCAAAGCAGACAGCTCTTCTTGAATCTCTTGGTTGGTCAGAAGAAAAGCTTGAAGAAGTTTTGCAAATATGCAATTCATCTATTTTAAAAATGACAGATAATTCTCATGAATATTCTTCACCTAATAGGTTTAGAGATGAGATCTCTCATGATCTACGTGACATTCTTACAGAAGATCAGACAAAGGCTGTTTTAGACATACTTAATGATATCATATCACAAAGTCTAGAGGGGATTATGTCAGATGGGAACTAAGTGGGATTATTATAGACAGAGAAGGGCGATAGACGTCTGTAAGTGGTCAGATCACTTAAAGATCAAGACATATAAAGATATGTGCAAATATCTTTTAAGCATAGGTGTGATACCTCCGCAGGATGATCACGATGATGTTATTAAAATTTTATCTCTATCTCAACGTAAAGAGGTGAAACAAGACATCTCTAAGAAAGATGTATCAAAGACACCGAAGTCGAAAAGTAATCCAAAAAAACGGTTGACAAAAAAGAGGACATTAAATAAAACAAATAAAAGTAAAAAAATGTGAAAATGTCTTATTCTTTTTTACCAGGAGAGATAGTAAAAAATACATCTAAAAGACAGGGTCAAAGTGAAATAGGTGTACTTATAAAAAGATGCAATACGCATTCTGAATATTGGAATGTTTTAATTTCAGACGATGTTGTAACTTGGTTTGAACCAAATATAGAAAGATTTTCAGGCAAGATATGGAAGGCACAGAAGGAAAACAAGTAACTGACTATGCATGGCTTGAGCTTTCTACGGGAACTGTTAGCTTTGCAATTAGTGAAAGAATCACGCTAACTCTCCCGCTTGAGGAGATGATGGATTTTTTAAATACAGTCAACTTAATATCTGATGCACTGAGGGATGTAGACGGCGTGTCTATCGGGACATATGAAAAAGAGGGTGTTGTCTATGAGCAATTTATGTTAACACCTGAAGAAGATGACTTTAACTAGTGTAGTAAATACTTATTGATGAGAGGGTCTTATGAGACTTAGATTAAACGAAGTTAGAAAAATTATTAGAAAGCAGTTAATTCATCTTATTCTAGAGGCAGATGACGACGAAGAAAAGTCTCCAGGAGAGATGGCTGAAGAAGAAGAAGAAGAAGACGACGAAGAAGAAGAAGAAGACGACGAAGAAGACGACGAAGAAGAAGACGAAGAAGACGACGAAGACGAAGACGAAGACGAAGACGACGAAGACGAAGACGACGACGAAGACGAAGAATCTGGAATTACAGGGGATAAGGCAAAAGTTGAAGTTGACAAAGCTTGGTCTGAAGGCAGGACGTT